GCAGGGTGGTCGACCCCCTACGCAATCCAGAGTGGTGCACAGGGCGGATCTCCACCCTGGGCCGTGACAACGGGTCCGTTCTGTTGAGGAAGATTACGAGTGACGAGTGGCTCCGGTCTCCGGGTTGGTAATCGTTTCTGAATTGATTCGATCGGAGGCCTGGTCGCATAGCATTTTTTTATAAAAAGCATTTTTTGTATTTTGTAAGCCCCATGGTGTAAAAATCACCTGGTGGATGCTAAAATACCCCCATATTAAAAAAAACGCAGCAACTACCTTTACCCAGCAGTGCCCCGATTCTGTATACACGCCAAAAGTGACCACACCCCAGTGTTTCTCATTTTTGGAAAATTTGCACAGCTGCCAACACACCCACTGCTGTATAGGGTCACACACACAGCCAACTGTATAAGTACAGCATGCACATTGGTAAAATGATCAAACATTATAACAAGATTTGGACACCGGTATTTTTTGCAGCAGCAGCAGTCACTTATTACTTGAATTGTTCAGAAGCAATCTGTCATCACAATCATCATGGGCACGGCCATGATCAATCACATTTTACAGGGATGTTTTTCATGTGGCTGGCCATGGGATTTGCACATCTGGGTGCCTGGTTCGAACACTGCGATTGCAAGTAGACTCCAGGGCAGATACACACCCCAGTGTTTCTCAGATTTAAAAAATTTGCTGCTGTGTTTTTTTGCTAGCTGTATACCACGGTGCAGCGATCATGTGCCGCCAATCTCAGATCCCACCAACTGCTGGGTCTTATGGTCACATGCTTGTTGCTGCCATCGGGCAGGGTCTTGCCAGAAGCACGGGTGCAGATGCTGAGATACACCCACTTGCCGCTGTGGTCAAATATGTCTTGGATCACCCAATCCACAGCAGACACAGGCACATGTTCCATGACGTCGGTGCAGATCACCATGTCATACCTGCCCACGGGTCGCACGCTATAGGGTTCGTACGCGGGATCATAACCTGTGATTCTGCCCTGCCATTGTGCGGGCCAACACTGAGCTTTGCCACAGCCGTAGTCCAGTATGGTGTCACAGGCATGTTGCTGCAGCAGCCGATCTATCGCTGGTATGTGTGGCACCAGGCTCTTGCCCGAGAACGTGCTGTTGCGGGCATGCTCCAGGCGGTGCTGCTCTATGTAGTAGTCTCGCTCGTCCATGTTGCCAGTATTTAATGCTGGGCGTCAGTCCGCCGTGAGCCACTTGCGGCCGCAGTAGTAGCACACTGCTGTGCGGGTGCCATCTGCCCGCTGTTTTAATGTGTAGTACACGCCCGGGTGCGTGGGTTCCTCCTGATAGCGATCCCAGCCCTCGCAGTAGACCTGTGTGTCCTGATCTTCCATGCACATAATTAGCCACGGCGGGCATAATTAACACACATGTTCATGGTGCACTCGCTGATGAAAGGCCACATACACAACGCCCGCTGCGCTGGTTCGTTCCTGCGATCGCAGTGTGATCATGTTGACGGCTACGAGGCCATGTTCCCCCGACACCAGCCCACCAACACCCTGTACCCGCACTATGAGTGGAGCATGATCATCAGAGATCCCGTGGAGAGATTCATCAGCCTGTGGCAGCATTGGCTGCAGCTGCCGCAGTATCGGGAGCGCATCGTGCTGGGACCGGGCGGCCTGGTGTGCGAGCGGTCAATCATGAGCAACTGGCACAGCTTCGTGGACTGGCACAGGGACCATCCCACCCAGGATCATGGCGACACGGCCTGGAGCTCGCAGGGGCACAGGGCCACGGCCCGCACTGTGTTCTTCCGCTTCGAGGACGAGATCGAGGCCTGCGTGGCGTGGATGGGCGGCCGAGTCACCGGGGCGGCCATAAACCAAAGCATCAGCCTGCACACCGGCATCACTGCGCAGCAGCGCACCTACATACAGCAGCACTATGGCCCTGACCAGGCGCTGTGGCAGAGCCTGCGGTAGGCAATCAGGTTGACCCATCTGCAAGGGCGTGCTACAATAGTCATAAGTAAACAAGAACAAAGTAAGGTAAAGCAAGTAGAGACAACGACACATGGGCACATTCAGTGCACCAGGCTAATTTTCCCCACTAGAATTACAGTACCTAATAATAACAACAACAAAAAAGAAAGACAATGACAACAATGACACAAGGAACAGTAAAATGGTTCAACGCCCAAAAAGGGTTTGGATTCATAGCAACAGAAGACAAGGACGTGTTCGTACACATAACAGCGGTTCAGGCAGCAGGCATGGACACTCTCAACGAGGGTGATGCAGTGATGTTTGACCTGGAATCCACAGACAAGGGTCCAGCAGCAGTCAACCTATCCGTCCAGTAGATCATCACATCGAGCCCGGCTGCACCAGCGGCCAGGGCCTGTAGTGCAACTTCAATATCACATCCTCCACCACTATCCGCCCCCGGGGCTCTGTGCCGCACAGATACTGCGTCAGCACGCTCATCCTGTTGATCTCCTGGAAGGTGATCTGTGTGCCCCATAGGTCATTGGGGCCACCATAACAGGGTCCACCCTGCCCTGCTCGATTCTCCCCCACGGCCTCGCCATCCAGCTGCAGGCGTATCTGGTGGTCCTGCACGGGTCCGGAACGCTGCGCCACGACCTCCAGCTCCATGCCCGTGAGCTGGGCCGGGATCCAGTGGCAGTGGTAGTGCCACAGGCTGTGGCTGTCCGTGGTCAGGGTCTTGATGGGTCTCAGGGTCAGCACATGCATATGTGTGTTATTTAAAACACTCCGGCCGTGGCAGGCAATTACCAAAGGTTGACACACTGCAGCGTTGTGCTACAATACACCCATCAACAACGGAGAACACAAATGAACAATTTGTTTTCATATAGAAACATTGCCATCGCAGTAGTGGTGGTATTGGTTGCGTTGGTGGGCTACTACACGCTGAAGCCAAAAGCCACAGCGCCAGCGGCCAAGCCAGCAGTGACAGCACCGGTAACACCGGCTGCACCAGCCAAGAAGTAACACACAACATTCACAGGGCGGATCCGTCTGCCCTGTGAGTAACTGATCACATCATGTTTAGAATATTTCGCCCCACACTGGAATGGATCCATCGCGACTACCGCAGCTATCCCCTAAGATTCTGCGTGGAGTTGTTGGCCTGGTGCTTCAGCATCGGCTGTTCCATCACCATGAGCGCCACGGTGCCAAACCCACCCTGGCTGATACTGTACCCCATATGGATCTCGGGCTGTGGCATGTATGCCTGGGCGGCCTGGAACCGCCGCAGCTTTGGCATGCTGGCCAACTACCTGCTGCTGACCACGATAGACTCCGTGGGCATGTTCCGTCTCTTGATGCAGTGACGACACCACCCATATAACTGGGTGCTTTACTGCATGGCGTGAGCAGTAAATAATCCAGCATGAGGCACAATAGATATTCCCAGAGCAGGATGATCACACAGCCCGACCTATGGTTCCGCCGACGCCAGCGGCTGTTCATATATCACTACCTGCACCAGCCGCAGTTCGGCGCACCCAAGCAATGGCAGGACCTCGCAGGCACGCACTGCCAGTATCGTGGATGGGTGCACCTCAGCAACTGGCACCGCGGCGAGATATGGACCTACCCCACGCAGAAACATCTCATGCTGGTCAAGATGCAGGTCTGCAGGGACGATCTCATAATGCGAGAGGACTGGCAGAAGATCATGCGAGACAAGGTGCGCAGGGAGCGCGAGCACCGCCGGCAGCTGGACAGGCTCACGAAGCATCACGGCGAGCAGTACACCTGGTGGAGCCCGGATAGATAATATTTTTTCCATTTGTTAGCATGATGTAAATAGTTGGCATGGAAAAGGTATTGTCAACTTATTATCCCGGAAATGGATCAAGGGTTTATTATGGTTTATACAGTCCATCGATACGGAGATTCCTTCTAGTAGACGACCATAATATATTTGCACTGTATAAAACAGCGCAGGTGTTGTCATCAAAAATAAACACAGTGTTATTCATATTGCAAGAACACAATAGATTTCCCAAAATGACCAACGACAATTGTTTTAAATTTACTTTCCAACACCACAAATTTCAAGTTGAAACCAGCGGGGATGGATTGAGGCAAAGTCCAACAGCAGCATATCTTAGGACCGACGGAAGTACCAAAATACAAAAAGTTGACCTGCCCGCGGAGTTCCGCCATGAAGATAGGAAAAATAAATTGTTAGAAACACAAGACTATGCAAAATATGTCAACTGCTGCATGCATGCCATAATGTTGACGTCAATGATCTACCAGCAGATACACATCGAGCAAGAACACAACGAATACAATTCATTCCTTTACAATAAACCCCTAGAGCCCACCCTCACCACGCACATGATGAATATTTTAACATATGCAGAAAATATTACAGAAGCCCAGGACCAAGTCAACGTTTTTTGGTATCAACTTATAAGCAAAAATCTTAATGAAAGAGTTTTTTACCCCGAGAAGTGGCAAAATGAATTTAAAAAAAATTGTATTGAATTTTATAGTATCATAGGTACCGAGATGCCCAAAGACATTCAAAAGGTCTTCAACAATGCTTGATATTAAAACCGACCTGCATCATTTCAGCATAAACGTCAACAGACAGACCCAATCGTTTTGGCACGACGTAAGAGAATCTGCGAGCCCTGCCGGTCAGTGGCTGATCGATATGGCAAAAACAGATGTCTTTACCGCGGTGGGCAGGAATATGGGAGCTTGGTCCTTGCCCTGGAAGTTAAAGATTTTGGATAGATTTAAAATGCCAGCGTACGATCACACCTTCAAAAAAAATTGGACACAAATAACCAATGAACGGGCCAACGAGGTAAAAAAATTAATACAGGAAAAAAATATAAAATTTTGTGTGCTCTATTCCGGAGGCATCGATAGCTTATTAATCACCACGGCCTTGTTAATAAATCTATCCAAAAAAGAATTGGAAAATGTTTCTTTTTATTGCAACACTGCGTCAATAATAGAAAATCCTAAATTTTATAAAAAGTATATCCATGAAAAGTTCGTCACGATTGACAGCACAAAATATTTGACCGAGGATGTTGTAAACATGGGCTATATCATTATATCTTCCATGTCCGGAGATTCATTGTGTGGATCCAAGGGGTGGCTGGACCTGCATAATAATTTTTTTTACTACATCAAGGACTTATCCACAGCCTCAAAACAAAATATTATCAAGCACTGGCCCATGGCACATGATCCCAGTGTGCATTACACTGTTTTCAAAGATCTATTCATAAGCAGGTGGGGAGAAACGTATTGGCATAAGCTACAAAAAAATATATTGACCAGTGATGTGCCTGTGAATAGCCTATATGATGTGGCATGGTGGTCTTTGTTTAATTTGAGATACCTTAACATAGCAATGAGGACGTATACGCATGATAATTTTAAACACGGCTTTGATTACATAGATACCAATCTGTTTGACTGGTACAACACCCAGGATTATCAAAAATGGAGCATGGTCAACAACAACAATGGCGAAAAAATAAATGTTGATGTCAATCTAGCACAAGCATCGCTCAAGTGGTGCGCAAAAAAATACATCTATGAATTTGATAAAAACGAGTGGTATCTTTTTTACAAACAAAAATTAGCGTCTGGAGAGATGCAAAAGCTAAGGCAGAAAGATCACTTGGTCCACGCAAATAAAAACCCAATGACGTTTTTTGCGCTTACAGACACATTACAACCTTTATATTTGTTTGATGAAGGAGTTAAGAAAAATATCCTATATCATTTCGCAAAATTTGAAAAAGATTGGTAATCCCACATAATTGACAATCTCTTATTATCGTGTTAAAATAATTCAGATATGCCACTCATACCAGTAGTGATCGAACAAACATCCAAAGGCGAGCGCAGCTACGACATATTCAGCCGACTGCTGAAGGACAGAATCATTGTGCTGGAAGGCCCCATCGAGGAGCATTCGGCATCTGTTATCGTAGCTCAATTATTATTTTGTGAATCACAAGCACCAGAAAGAGACATAACCATCTACATCAATTCACCAGGCGGATTGGTCACAGCCGGCATGGCCATATACGACACCATGCAATATATCCAATGTGACATACAGACCATTGTCATGGGGCAAGCCTGTTCCATGGGATCATTGTTGGCCTCGGCAGGGACCAAAGGCAAGAGACTGATACTGCCACACGCTCGACACATGATACATCAACCCTTGGGCGGAGCATCGGGCCAGGCCACAGATGTTCAGATCCAGGCCAACGAGCTGTTGCGCTGGAAAGCCGAGCTGACACAAGTTTATCAAAAACACACAGGACAGCCACTAGAAAAATTGCAAGCGGACATGGAGCGAGACAACTTCATGACAGCAGAGCAGGCAGTGGCATATGGACTGGCCGACAAAGTTGTCACCAGCAGAGAAGTGGACAATAAATAGGCATAAATGCCTAACAGCAAAATATTCTGTAACATTCCTTGGTTTGAGTTGAACATCAACAATGATGGCAGTTTCGATCTCTGTGGCTGCCAGAACGACAAGATACTTGGCACCCCGCTGGGACAAGTGTGGAACATCAAGAAGATGTCCATAGAAGAGTATTGGAACAGTCCCCGCATGCGCCAGGCCAGGATGATCAAGCTGGGCGAGATACCCGACCCCATGTGCAGGGCATGCCAACTCAAGGACGAGGTGGGCTATGAGAGCCCGCGCAGGAAAGAAAACATGAAGTCCTTGGTGTTTCTTGATTCTTTCGAGAGGAGCTATCAGCAGAGTCCAAATCTGCCGCGTTTCCAATACAGCGAGGACAACCAAGGACTTACCGAGACCACGGTACACAGCCTACACGTCAATCTAGGAGACCGATGTAATTTTTCATGCAGGATGTGTAATCCGTACTTCAGCACACCATTACAGAGAGAATGGAAAGAGCTTGGATGGATAGATACAAACAACAATTTTGACCATTGGTCTGACGATCCACAGGGGTGGGCAAACTTCATGGATTATCTCGAGAGGCACCCAGACAGCATTCGAGTGATGCACATCATAGGGGGAGAAGTTGCATTCATACCTAAATTTGATTTTCTTCTAAATTATCTAGTGGAGAAAGACATGGCAAAGAATATTAATTTTAGTTTCACAATCAATGGCAGTGTGGATTATACAAAATACTTTGATAGATTGGCAAAATTTAAAAGGACTGAGATAGGCATCAGCATAGAGAGCGTGGAACCGGTGGGCGATTATATCAGACAGGCAGGCAGAATAAAAAATATAATGTCCAACATAGAAAAATTAAAAAAACTGCGACCAGACAACATGGCTCTAGCCATAAGAACTGTGCCAAGCATATTGAGTCTACCAACCTATGCAAGCCTAATCAAGTGGTGCTACGAGCTGGGCATACCAATTGATAACAGCATGCTGGTCAATCCGTTGTGGCAACAGGCCAAACTATTGCCAGACAATCTTAAACAAAAAGTAATAAAAGAAGTATCTGCAGTACTCCACACACTGCCCAAAACAGAAAATAAAGAATTTAACAATCAAAAAGATCCACACAAAATAGATATCAGCATGAGAAACGAATGTGAATCTATTATTGGGCTAGCAAAAGTATCTGCGCCAGTGGATGCAGAACAATTGAGAAAAACCTGCGCAGATAAGCTGGACCAATGGGACAAATTGAAAAAAATAAACATAAAAAATTATTCCTCAGAGCTCTACGAATTCCTGTCTGCATATGGATACCAAGGACACGTAAATGCGTGACGTCAAATTAGCTCTGGACATCCAACCAATATATTGGGCAGAACAACCAGTGGTCAAGATCCAGTTCAACGAACAGGTATTGCACGAAGGCCACATGGGAGAACATAAAACTTTTGAATGGCTGCTGCCCGCCGCAGATAACAATCGCATCAGTGTGTTCCTATTGAACAAGACAGATAGAGACACAGTGGGCGACAAAGACAAGGCCGTGATAATTAAAAGCATAGGGATTGAGGGATTTCGTTATTCCAGTTTCATGTTGCAAAGTCAATATAGGCCAATATACACCAAGGGCTACTACCAATATGCCAAAGAAAATAACATCACAGCGCAGCCAATAATGAAGTCAAATTATATGGGATTCAACGGTGAGTGGTACCTGGAGTTCACCTGGCCTGTGTATCAGTGGATCTTCCAAACAGAGACCCAAGGCATGGGATGGATATACGAGAAGAACATATGACAGACATCAGGCAAGCAACCATGGAGCAGCATCGCAGAGCCGAACAGCAAGAGTTCGTCTCCACAATGATGTCGGGCAAAATACATCCGCGTCTGTATGCGACCTATTTGTACAACCTGGCACATTGTTATGGTGCGCTGGAGAAAACTTGCCAGCGGCGAGGACTGTTGGATTCTCTGCCCGGCATAGCCAGAGAGCACAAGCTCAGGCACGATTGCCAGGATCTCTGGGTGCGCATCACGCCTCAGCCGGAAGTGGTACCAAGCACGCTTGAATATGTTTCGCACATTGGCACTATTCAAAATGATCCAGCCAGATTGTATGCCCACGTGTATGTGAGGTATCTGGGAGACCTGTACGGGGGTCAAATTATAAAGTCAAAAACACCCGGACCCAACACATATTTGGAATTTGATAATGCCAAGCAATTAATATTATCCATCAGAGAAACAATAAATGATTATACAAAGTCTGCTCCGGAAAACGTTGTTGAGGAAGCAAAAAAGTGTTTCGAGTATGCTATAAAATTATTTATTGAGATGGAAGAGCTTAACCAGAGTCAATATCGGCAACCGCATGAAGTTTAAAATATGAATTATTTGAGCAACGACTTATTGTAAGTTTCTTTGCTTAACCAAGCACACACCGCAGTGTTTAGACTCAACACGGCCATCAGTATGCCCACTCCCACAAGACTGCCTGAGGATATTGCTACCCAACTGGCCAGGGCAGGCACCACACCACCTCCCAGTGCCGCGGCGATCTGATTGGCCAGGCTTGCCCCAGTATAACGACTTGCAGCTGAAAAAGATTCTGGCAATATAGCAGCCAGTGGCGCCAACATCACTGCACCGGCAACCAACCCAACAACTAACGGCAGTTCGAACTGTCCCGCCTGCATGGTGGACCATATGGGCATGGCCAAAACAGTCATTATGGCAGCAGTGTAGAGGAAAATCTTCCTCCTGCCTATGCGATCGGAAAGATATGCCGCGGCGGGTATGGCCACGATAGATATGAACATGGCCATGAATATGTAGTTCATCACGTCGGCCCTCGCCACTCCCAAATTGTTCACAGCCCAGAGCGGAAAGAATACCGCGGGCAGATAGCCCCAAGCTATCTCTGATGTCTTGATGCCAATGCCCAGGAACAACGCTCTCTTCTCATGCTTGAACACATGCATGAAGGGAACCTTCAATAATTTTCTTTGTTCTTGCAGTTTTTTGAACACAGGGGTTTCCGAGATGCGTGATCTAATCACCAAACCAACAATGACCAACACAATAGAAAGTAGGAAAGGCACCCGCCATGCCCATTCCAGGAATTGATCGCCGGATAGATTGATAGTAAGCAAGAAAACTCCAGACGCCAACAAGAATCCAATTGGGTAGCCCATCTGCACCAAGCTGGCATAGAGACCCCTGTGCTTGTCTGGAGCATGCTCCAGGATCATGATGCTTCCCCCGGCCCATTCTCCTCCAAAGCTCAGCCCCTGTATGATGCGCAAGGCAACTAACATGGCCGGCGCCCAGAGGCCCACTTGTTGATATGTGGGCAGCAAGCCAATGGCAAACGTGCTGAGGCCCATGATCACCAGAGTCCACAGCAGCATGGATTTGCGGCCGACCCTATCTCCAAAATAACCAAATATCAAACCGCCCAGCGGCCGCACTACATAGCCAACACCAAATGTCAACATGGACAGCAATATTGCAATGGCGGGATCGGTAGCGGGGAAGAATAGATGTTTGAAAACCAATCCTGTGGCCACGGCATAGATCAAAAAATCATACCACTCAAACAGCGTGCCAAATCCGCTTGCGAGAGACACTCTCACAATGTTTTTATTTTTTACCATTTTTTAAAATATATAGATATGAACTATTTAATTTTTGGATATTTGCCAACAAAATTTCTTGGCTATAAGTATTTCAAATATGATCTGGGAAAAACTTATACAGTGCAAAGATAACATCGTGGCGTTGTTGGACCAGCACTGCGTGGAATACCAGGAGGACGGCATGCACAAGTTCAACAACACTGGATGGATCAACAGGACCTGGCGCAACGACAATGTCAGGAGGGCACACATAGACGTGGTGGATGCTCGTGATACCAAGGGCCTGTGGATGATGCACGTGTGCCTGTTCCCAGAACTGACCAACGGTGGCCCCATTTATGGCTTTGACGTGATAGCCGGCAAGAACAAGGTCACGGGGGCGTTCCATGACTTCTCGCCTCTTCTCAACAAACAGCATGCGTTGACCCAGTGGTTCGTTGACAGCGCCAAGTCTTACCAACCCAGCAAGGCCAGGGAGCTGCCGGACTGGGCCAAGGCCATTTTCAGCGGCGGCATGATAGCCGCGGGCAACATACAGGAAGAGCAGGAACTGACACAGGTATGCAACATGGCTGAAAATAATCTAAATCATTACCTGCAGCACATAGGTGATTACAAAAATGATTCCTCACGTGAGGATGTGATCTCAGCACAGAACTACTACTGCGAGCATCAGATGAAGAATCCGCACACGCCGCGGGTGATGCTGAGCCTGGGATTACCAGAAGATCTTGTGAAAATATTCGTTGCGGAGAACCTGTTCCCTAAAGTATAATACAGTAATGAAAAAAATATTATTGCTATTATTGTTATGGACCTCAGCGGCGTTTGCTGACGCAGACAAGATCAAGCAACTGGAGCAGAGAATAGCCAACCTGGAAACCAATAAACTTTCCATACCCAAGGGCGTGTTCATCACGGGCGAAGTAGAGGCCTACTATGATGATCGCACCTACGACAGCGGAGTTGATTCTAGAGCGGAGCTGCAAGTGGGAATCAATCACAAATTTAATAATGCCTATGTCAATTGGACCGGAGCCTCCATGCTGTATGACACCTATTACTCATTGGACACAACACTGAACAACACCGTGCAGGAGAAACAAATGGGAGTGGGCAATGACTACTACAGGCTCTACCTGGGTGAGACCGACGCTCAGCGTTTGGGCTTCGCAAAAACTGCCAAGATAGGCGCACCACTAATCATCACACAGACCAATTCAAGATTAGATCACAGAGAAAAGGCAGTGCTGGCCATTGGTGGTTTCAATTGGGACGATCAATTTGATTTTGATTCATATAGATTAAGACAAGACTTGCCTGTGGGGTTGGTCGTGGGTTGGGACAACGAGAGAGATGCGTTATACACCAGTGCAACAGTGGGACTGTTTGGTTATGCTGATTTATCTTACATGCAAATCAAAAATCCAAAAAGTTCAACAAGTGTTTCTAGTTTTAATGAACGAACACAAAAAGGTTGGTCATTGGGTGGCAGTTTGTATCGTTGGAACATTCCCTTAATATGGGGGGCAGAAGTTTGGGATGACATGGACACTGGGTTCGCTGACAAGAACAGATATGACTATGGATTGCTGTACAGTTTCAATGATCGCATCTATGGCACTGTTCACAGAACGGAAAATGACGACCTAGGATTCACCGGCAACTATTGGGGGTTGGTTTACAACCTGCACACCGAAGACGATAAACACAAAAGACCAGACAAGAGAGCTGGATTGGAAGTCGGACTCTATTATCATGACAAAGAGCAGACATCCGTCAACACAGGTTTATACAAGGACTATAATCCACAGTTGTTGGCAACCATTCGTTACAAGTTTTAATATTTTGTAGATAAATACTTTTATGTTTTACTTTTGGCACACATTATTGGTCGCAGCTTTCATAGCGATAGCGTTCGCACTTGGTTACAAGTTAGGGCAAAAAAAGCTAGCAAATAACAAAATTAACATACGTTAAACAATGGCAGCACTGCCAAGCAATCAAGAAGAAATTATAAAAGAAATAGACAGCTTATCTCTGCCCAATAATTATTTCAATCCATACATGGCGGCCCCCCAACAGTTCCTTGATGATCACAGGGCTCTGAAGGCCGAGATGTATACGGCAATAGAGAGATCCCAGATCAAGATCATGGCAGTGGCACTGACGATCTTGTTGGCAGTTGTACTGCTGTTTAGATAAAATTTTTATTTGGATATGCCCGTTGGGGACCTAGGCCCCCAAAGGCATGAGGTGTTTATTTTTTCTTCTTGAACCAATTTAATGGATTGATCTTCTCGCCAAAGTTCTCAACTTTCTCGTTGACAAACCAACCTGCGGCGAAACCTAGAATGAACGCTATGGTAAGCATTGTGTTCTCCTGTTGTTGTAGAAATATTTATGGGCTTACCAACCCAGTATCAGCTGTCGTATTTCAGGATCCAGACTCTGCGGGCTCCACTGGGGGAACATGGTGATGCGCACATGGCATTTGGCAATGCCCTCCACGCTCTGCACAGCATTTTGTATGTCCACGGGTATGATGTCGGCAGCGGGGCAGAATGCAGAGGTCAGGGTGTGCAGCACATGGCACTCGGACTGATCCGTCACTTTGATGTCATATATCAGCCCAAGATCGTAAATATTGATGGGCAGTTCAGGATCAAACACAGTCCTCAATCGTTCCACAATTTTTTGAATGTACAACAATCGAGTAGCTTCATGATCCACAACATCGGCCAAGGTTTGGCTGACATCTTTGGTAATATCATTCATACTAGAGTATAACATGACTTTGACAGAGTCACAACCTGTGTTACAATTAGAGAGAGAGAAATGTTCAACAAAAGAAAAAAATTCAAACACAAAAAAAAGTTTAACGGCAACAGCAACGGCAATCACCACCAAGGCAAGGACACATTTGACAGCAAGGTGCATCACCGCAGCAACGGCAGCTCAGGCTATGGTCTGAAGCGAGGCGTGGAGCAGGACCCACAAGAGTTGCATGGCAGCTCGCTGCAGGGCATGCTGGACAAGTGGAACAGCAAAGATTAAAACTTAGGTAAGGTAATTTTTTCCAGGACCTGGCCCACGCGGTCCATGGGGCTGGTTTTTTCCTGCGTGTTTGTTTCAGCGGTGGCACAGCCAATCACGAAGAACAGACACAATATTGTCAGTGTTTTTTTCATATGGTATTTAATCTATATTATAACACAAAAACCAATTGACGCAACCTGCAAAATAACATAGAATAAGTATGACAAAAATTAATAAGGCACAATGACACCACTGTTAAGTTCAGCATTTGTTATATTCAGAGAAGGGTTTGAGGTATGGTTGATCATGGTCCTGGCCCTGGCCTCTACCAATGGTAATTCACAGCAACAAAAAAGCATATGGATCAGCTCTGCAGCCGCATTTGCAGCCACAATTTTATTGGGCAGTGCAACTGCTGCTTGGCTGGGAGATCATGCAAATTTAGAGCGCTTTGAAGCTTTAATCGCCATTATAACGGGTGTTATATTGGCCTGGGTGGCCTGGTTCTGCCATGGTGCTGCGCAGCATGTTAAAGACCTTCCTAAACACAGCGCATGGGCACTGGGCATCACAGCATTCTTTATCATTTTCAGAGAAGGTGTGGAAGTGGTTCTTTTCCTCACAGGCATCTATGCTGACTATCCCAATGCGGGTTTGATTGGTTTGGGCATTTTGGTGGGTTTGGTGGTTTTGGTAATAGCTGTTAAGGTTGCGAACTACCAGATCAAGAAATTGCCAGTACGACAGATATTCTTCTACAGCAGGTGGTTGTTCTCGGCGCTGGCTGTGTATTTCCTATATTCTGGAATCAAAGAACTGGTAGAGCATGGCCTGGGCATTGATCTCCAATTGTTTTATCAATTCTTTTAAATCTATTGGCAAATAATTAATTCCTGTTATAATACATGTACATGCCCCTATAGCTCAGTGAGTAGAGCAACACCATGGTAAGGTGGAGGTCGTCAGTGCAATTCCGGCTAGGGGCACCAAAATACATATGGGGGCGTAGCTCACTTGGTAGAGCGCTTGGCTGGCAGTCAAGAGGTAGTCAGTTCGATCCTGATCGCCTCCACCAACATTAAATATTATTATGAAACAAGGATTTTACGCTGACGACGACCTGCCCAAATTTGATTTGATTTCAAAATATAAAACTAATTCCTATGGCTATCGTTGTGCTGAATTCCGTCCACTGCCCGATGGTGGAAAGAATGTCGTGGTGTTGGGGTGCTCGCACACCTTTGGTGAAGGATTGGAAGAAGAACAGATGTGGATACACCAAGTCTCTAAAAAATCAAATAAGATATTGAGGTGGTGGAACCTTGCACGTCCCGGCGCCAGCGCTGATCAGATGATCAGGATATTGTATGGCACGGAAAAGTTATTGTTCCCCAAATTGATTATTGCGTGCTGGCCCGTATGGAGCCGCAGGGAAAGATTGGAAGATTTCGCACAGAGCCTCACCAGTGACAGCCCATTCCTCAAAACTGAGAGCGACAATACAGACAGGAACAACTTCCTCAAGAATGTATTTTTTTTAGAAAAATTTGCTGAAAGGTTGGGAGCCAAAACATTTCACTGTTTTGCCCAGGAGTCATATGACGCACACATGGGAGAGGATCTCGCTGTGTTGAAATCATATACCATCAGCAACTGCTGGCCCGAGTGGGACAAGCACACAAAAAGAGAATTGCATACCAAGCCCAGCCTGGCCTCTGATGGCGTACACTACGGACAGGAACATCATGACGTGTTCGCAAGGTTGTTCCTACAGAGGTTCTCTACAAAACTTCGTTGAGATAATTTTGATAATCAATATGCCTCAAGGCATCCTGCGACAGAATAAATTTCTTTAATTGCTCATCGTTGTTTTTCTTGAACGTGCAACACTTGTTGCCCACAGCAAGCAATAATTTATTATCTGTTTTGGAAAATTTTTCTCTGGCCCTGAGGGTTAGTTTGTTCTCATGCCTGATGTCCAACACGTCTGGTCTGATGCAGAAACCATAGGAGTGGTCGATCTTATTTGTAGATGCAAATTCGATTATGTTGTCCAGGTCCGCGGCGTTGAGGCAGCTCACCGTGGTCCAAAAGTTTAACCTCAGATTTTCATATTGGTCTCTCATGGAGATGTACTTGCCGACATTGCTTTTAAAATCTTTCCACAGTATTGGCCACCTCACGTAGTCATGTGTATCGCCCACTCCATCAAAACTGATTGTCACTATGACCTTGATGTCCTTGCGTAATAGGTCTTTTATCTCGCCGATCATCCTCGAGCAGTTGGTGTTGATCCTGACAATTTTCACAGACTCCGGTAGGTTCCTCAATAATTTTTTATAGTTGGGACTGGCCGCGGGCTCCCCACCATTGACGTCCACCTCACGTATCCTCTCCTGGGGGAACTTGAAAAACGTATCGTAGTTGTTGACCAGCTGGTAGTCCTTGGAAGACAGGCTGCCTATCTTGGTGCTGAGCCCACTGTGGCAGGACTGGCAGGCGCTGTTGCAAATGTTGTCCAGCACCCCGCCCACTATCAGATAGTCCTTGTCCACTGCCCTCAGTATCCTATCTCGCTCTATCATGTCCAATCGTATGCTGGTGTTGGTGGCGTCCTCGGTCATTCGACAACGCACACATTCGGCAGGCCATTGGCCATCCTTCATTTTTTCTTTTATGCCAGTCAACCAACTGCTCTGTTGCATGGACTCAAATGAATCAAATTCTTTGGCTCCGGTCATGTGGCCACACTTGCCTATCTTGCCATTGTGATTTATCCTGGCGAAATGATCAAGCCTGGGGCAGTGCATATTCTATCTCCGCTATAAGCGACCTGATGTTGACTTTCTTGCTCACGTAGTACATGTCCGCTATCTTGTACATGTGCCTCTCAAAAAGCAAAGCATCATGGAGATTGTCGGCGTATTTTATTTTATTGATCCTCTGCCTCTGTGCCTCTGTGATTTCTGGAATGGCCGGCTTGTTCCTGTTGGGTATCCACTCCCTGAGCTCACTGACTCCCCGCAGCTCGATCATCCCTGTGTAATATTTCATCAGGTTTCTGATAAAGAAAAATTGCGGCATGAAGTGCTCGTTGACCACGCTGTGGTTCTCTATGCAGTGCAACATCGTCTCATAGTCTATGTCCTTGTTCTTCCTTTTTTCAAACTCTATGAAACTATGCACCCCCGAGACAAATCGTTCATGTGGTTCTCGTAGAAATAATGTGATCATGGGCAGCTTTTCCAGTTGCTCATTTATCAGCCACTTGATATTTTTTTCCTTTGCAAAGGCCTCGATGCTGGACAGGCCGTTCTTGAATATTGGAAAAACAAACTTGCCAGGCAATAATTCTAATACCTTAATCATATACCTCTCCAAATATCTTCCTGCTCTCCAGTTTCCTCCGCACGTCCAACCTGGCCAATCCATCAAAGGTGCCCTGCATATTTTTTTCATAGGGTGAGTCCAGATACTTCAAAAGATTTACGTAGCTGTCCTGTAGGAAATATCCGGGCTTGCTTTCTATCCTTTGCTCCAGCATCTTCTTGGCCTGGGATATCTTTGGCGCGGGAAGATTTAATATGTTCAGGTATTCGGGACCATACAATGGCCCAATGACAAAAGAGTTCTCATGGAATCCCTGCGCTCTCAAATAGTCAACGCAGTCAAATAATTTAATGTAATTCAAAACAAAGTACAACATGTTGAAGGAGATCTTATGCCCCTTGTTTCTTCTCAACTCAGAGAGGTTGTCACAGAATTTACTCCACGAGCCCCCGTATCGGATGTAATCATATGCTGCGCCCATGGACTCGACACTGACTATCCAATGCACGTTCTTGAATGTCTGTATCATCTTTCCCACCTTGGTCTCCAGCGCTGACAGGTTTGTGTTCACCCTAAGGATCACACCGGGATTATGTTTCAGCAACAGTTCCAAGAATTCCTGGTTCTCGTTCATCAACAGCGGTTCTCCACCTGCCAGGTAAACATTTTTTAGTTGTTTCACATTGGCGAACACGTAATCCTTCAGCCGCTGTTTCTTCTCCTGATCCATGAGATCCTCACCGCCGATCTCTTTCGCCCACATGCTGCTGTTGTGGGGACCACAATACACGCAGGCCTGGTTGCATTGATTGGACCATCTAAGATCAACGGTATGTAGGTCGAAATTGTCCACGGAATCATAGATGATAGGATCTACAGTTTTTAATTCTTTGAGATAGTATATCCGTTGGCTCACGATGTCAAAACTATTTTTATTCTCTTCCAATCTGTAGCAGCCCTCGCAGTTGCTGGGCTTGGCGTCAGATAACATCTGCCTTTTAATTTCTTTATTCTTTTCTCCACTGACTATTTCTTGTATAGAATTATCTTTGAGATTGCCTATTTTGCTTTTGCTCAACACGCAATTTCTCACATCTCCGTTTTGATGCACAATAAAGCCGGTCCACGGCAAAGGACAGAAGCTCTTGTTTTTTATATAATTCTTAGCGTCCATTACAGCTCTAATTTTGTTTTTCTATATGTTATGGATATGTCGGGTATGTGGGTATTGGGATGAGCAGTAAAAATATTAATCACAGACTTAGTCCACTCGTCAACATCTTGTTTGTTTGTGTTGTCCCATTCTTTTTGTGTGGCCACTCCTCCGGGACGTATCACGGATATGCTGGGCCAAACGTTCTTATGTCCCAACTGTTTAGATGCCTCTTCTAATGATAATTTCTGTATCCTGTATAAACTCATAGCAATATCATCCAGCCCGTCCGGTGCAGAGTGTATAGGAGATTGTGTCATCGCTGTGCTGATGTTCCAAATATATTTCTTTTGTCCTTGCCATCTTCTCCAAACCTCATACAACAGCTCCGTCTGTGCAAACATGCTCTGGGCGTTGTTGATAAACAGATCACATGGCTCTATGAGTGAGGCAGTGTGTTCGGTCCTTCGTATATTTTCTCCCGCACTGCGGCTGATTCCAACTATGTGGTGTCCCCTGGTGGCAAGCGATTGTGCAAAGGATTTTCCAATGCCACCTGTGTGGCCTGTGATAGCGATTTTCATTATCAGTTATTTACAGACAAAAATGTAGCCAATAAATATTTTCAATCATGATACAGACCATAGAGCCCGCCTATCTACCAGCACAGACCATGAGCATACTGTTGGACTGGAAAGTTACATTGAAATGTAACTACGACTGTTCTTATTGTTCCACGGATTGGGGACACAATAACAAAATACCACATCCTCCCGTGGATGACTGTGTCAAGATGTTGGCTCAGATGTATCGCTACGTGGATGTGATTTCTAAATATAAAAAAGAAAAATCCAAGACCGCCATAATGAATCTGTTGGGCGGAGAGGTTCTATATCATCCTGAGATGGAACGTATTCTAACCCAATCATCAGAATTATACAAACCCTACCGAGACCGCTGGCATCTCAATAGAAGATTGACCACCAACGCCACCAGTCCCCCAGAGAAGTGGAAATATGTCTGTGACAACATCGAGGGCATCACGGTCAGCTATCATTCAGAAGGACCAGACAAGTTAAAACAGAATGTAAAAAATAATTTAATCTACATGAGAGATAATCGTGTAAAATATGACATGGTGGTGTTGATGCACAACCAAGAGGATTATTGGCAGGACTGCGTGGATTTCATAGAATGGTGCCGCGAAGAGAATATAATATTCCGCCCCAAGATATTGGAGGGTCCATATTTTTACAACCAGGAACAGGTGGCCTATCTCAAAACGTTCTACAACATTGACATCAAGGAAGAAAAACTACAAAGACTTTCTGGCGCTGGCCGAGCCTGCTGTGGTGGGAGGTCGTTGTGCTTTGACAGGAACATCAAAGAAAAACATAATTATTTCCCCCAGGAAGTAAATTTTAAAGGATGGTACTGCAGCGTGAGCTGGTTCTTCCTCACTGCCAATTCCATGACCAGAGAATTTTATTCCAACAGAGATTGTCACAATACCATAGCAGGTACACTAGGACCGTTGGCCACCATGGATAACATGGATGAATACATCAATGGAGTAGACGCTATGTTGGCAAAGGGAGAGTTTCCTGTGATACAATGTCAATCCACTCGTTGTTCCTGTGGATTATGTGCTCCTAAGTCTAGAGATAAAAATACGCTCCGAGAGATAATGGGCACCTATCTAAACGAGCAGGGAATGGAAAACTTTTAAAACCTCCGGCCCAACAGTTCCCAAATAACGCTTTTTTTATTCTGTCGAACCATATCAAGTTCTTTTTGGAACGCTGGATCTTTTTCCGGCGCCTGTTGCTCACTAAAATTATCGTAGGTGCCCCAGTCAGTTATCCTATTGAATATCACTTCGTGTGCATTGAATCTGTCTGCCAGCTCCAACATCTTGTTCATCTCATGCCAGTTGCTCTTCTGCACAACCATATGAAATCTTATACGGAACTGCTCGTGATAATCTTTTATAAATTCTAAATTTTCTAATAGTTTCTCAAATTGTCCACCCCTGCGCAACAATTCATAGGTTTCCTTGGAGGCACCATCGATGCTGATGTTCAACACATCGATCCTTGTTAATATCTTGTCCAATCGCCCAAACATTTTTTTTATCAATAACCCATTGGTCTGTAGATTGAATCTCAGCGTGTTGTTGTCCGGCACTGTGCGCATGAAATATCGATATACCAGGCTTGCAAAAGGATCCCCATCTGATCCTATATGCACAGTGATATTGTTGTGTTTTGCAAGATACTCATTCACCCTATCGGCCAATTCTAACCGCATGCTCAACATCTTGCCTCGCTGGTGGAACACTATTGACTTCCGACAACTGGGGCAACTGAGATTGCAAGAATCATCAATGGCCAGTCGTATGGTTTTTATCTTGGGATCATTCTCCGCATAGTTACGCACATCACCTTTGATAATCCAAGTACACTGTTTCTCATTGCAATAACGATAAGATCCATCATCAATGGAATCACGAAGATGATAGGCCATGTCAGAATGGAATATTTCTTCCAAACTATTTTTGTGTAGGTTGCCCACAGATTGTGGCAACCATGCTGTACACTCGCAGATGAAACAACTGCCTTTCTGATCGATCAGCACAGTGTCAAATGGCTTGGGACATATGTTTGTGATGCCTAGATCCTTGCGAGTGTTTATTTTGTACCAATCGAATAATCTCGTGTCAATCACTTCTTGAGATCCGGGTTGGTGAGGTGATCCAGGGTGACCACTTCATTCGCTGGCACCACGTAAACGTTGCTGGGTGGTTCCGCCTGTTCTCGTGATTGCTTTCTCTGGTCGCTGCGACTACGCAGCTGGTCCTGTTTCTGTTGCTTCCGCAGGTTTCGCTCGCCGCTCTGTGACTTGTATGTGTAGTGTATGCCCATGGGTCATCTCCTGCTGTGTGATCATCGATATTGTAATTATCTTTTGAAATTTTATTATACAACAACACTGGGCGAAGGACAACTGGGGTCAAACTCTTTGTACGCTAACTTACGCTGTCGCTTTTTGGAAAAAAATTGCGCTGACGCAAGGCGTCCAAAAACATCAGCTCTTGGTAAAACTCTCCAGTACAAATGACTTGGCATCATAGCATTCGATGTAGTCGGAATTGTTGGCATGCCTCACAGTGCCCTGTCCCCAGATCACGTCCTGGTCATGCAGCGACACGGCACGCTTTATGGTGACGTCTATATACTGCCCATTGCCCACTCCCAGCGTGACGAACGTGATGTACTGACCTTTGTCTCCACGGAATATCCTGCCATTGGCTACCAGACCTGCGAACTCCACACGATCCATGTACAATTCTTTCACGTACAGCCCATCGAGAAATTTCTTGCCTGACCACCAGCCGTATTTCCTATATTGGAACTGCGGGGTGTCCCATTGATCTGAGCATGATGGAGTAATCACATCCAGTCCCGCTCTCTTGGATTCCAACTTGTAGACCCAGCGACGATATGATCCCTGGCAGTGCTTCATGCAGGCCTCCCAGAACTTTTTGTTGTTGTGAGCCTTTTGATAGGCCAATGCCCAGATCAATCTGCCCAGATTCACTGCATGTGCACGGCACAATCCAAATCCCGACAGACTCTGCAGCATGGCCACTATCTCGGACTTGCGTGGATGGTTGCCCAATCTCGTGGTGAACTCCAAAATCTTCTCTTCATTCTTCTTGGCGAATGCACGCCTGTACATGTCGGCCTCGTATTTGTCTATGTCCAAGACTTCCGCTATCCTGTCTATGGCGTCGTCCTCGTACACTATGGTGTCCTCCATGCGCTCCTGGCTCCAGTCATGGAACATGGTAGCTTTCTTCCTGCCCGATATGGCCACCGGTCTTATCAGAGCTGTGGCGAACACGCAGTCCTTCCTGCTGGTGGGTTTTATTGCCCTGAACAATCTCCTCATCGCTGGTGACTCTGCCTGGGTCACTCCCAGCACATCGCCCCTGCACAACAGATCCGCGGTGGCTTGATCATGTTCGGGATAGTCGGTCAATTTGGTATGTGGATCTATCTCCAGCAGCTGGCTGAGTCCTCGGTTCGCCAATATGTCCACCTTGAGATGCTCCAAGTCCTCCACTTCATTCTTGTCCAGCAGGATCTGATTCTCCGCTGTGAACAGGCTCTTGGGCAACGCCCTGTTGAACATCAATATGCCACCGCAGTGTTTGGATATGCATCTCTTTTTGCCTAGTAATTTCTTTTCTATCCGTGAGGCCTCTTTGGTGTCGATGCCCAGCGATTCATATTTGAAGTTGCGTGGTAGGTTGCCACGTATGCCCAGTCGCTTGGCCGCTTCTCTCCTGGCGCTCTTGTCTCTGTACAAGACATAATTAGATATCCTGGCTGATCTTCCCGGCCAGCGATCAAATATCCTCTGCATGACCTCTCCCTGCTTGTGATGGGGGAAGTCTATGTCCACGTCCGGCAGGTCATCCCTGTTGGGATTGAGGAAACGTGCGATGGGTATGTTCCATTCTATAGGATCCACGTCGGTTATGCCCAGTAGATAACACACCAGCGATGAACCAGCGGAGCCCCTGGTCATGTGAGTTATGTCTCGGGTCAGAGCCATGATGTCGCATATTTGTATGAAATAGTCTACGAAACGTAATTTGAGTATGATATTGATTTCTTCTGCCAGACGCTGTGTGTATTGTTCCGAGTCCGGGCACTGCCTGGTAAATCTTTCGTACAGCCTGGTTATGTCGTTCAGTTCCTGGTCCTTCATTGCCTGTGTTCTCTCTTGCCTATTATTGCCTTGAGCAATATTAATTATCTGGGCAGTGTATGGGAGGAAATTTTTTGATGTGCTCTCAACTTGTTCTTGGGAATGTCCACATCTCTGCGATCACAAGCTGCCTTGATCACGCAAGATTCACAGGCAGGATTCCTAGACTTGCAAACCAATTTGGCATGTGTGATCAACCACATGTGTGCTCCGTACTTGTATTGTTCAGGAGTTGTGGCATTCACTGTGATGGATGCCTTGCCCTCATCTAGATTGTCCACCCAACCCAATCGCCACATCAGTCTAAACACATGAGTGTCCACTGCTATGTGTGGTTGACCCCACACGAAACGCATGATGATGTCGGAACTCTTGCGTCCCACTCCAGGCAGTGTCATCAATTCTTCCTGAGTCTGTGGCACTTTACCATTGAATTTTTCCAACAGCATGCGGCTGGTGGCTAGTATGTTCTTGCTTTTGGCATTGAACAATCCGGCTGGTCTGATGGCTTCTATGATGTCTGCTTGTGTGAGTTGGATCATTTCCTCGGGAGTGTTGGCCAGTGCGAACAGTTGTCTGCAGGCCACTGCTGTTCTTGCGTCCTGTGACTGAGCACTCAACATCACTCCTATGAGGCTGGTGTAGGCTCGGGAATATATTTTGGCTTTGGGTTTCTGATTGGAATATCGAGGGTAGTGTTGACTTAACTTTTCGTAAATGTATGCTATATCATTACTGTTCTTCATCGGAATGCAGTTCGTTCAAGAGATGCCTTAATTTGCTGCCTTCCACAGTCGCTCTGACCTTGCCCACCTCGTCTCCCTTGGTTGGATCTGGCTCACTCCTGGCATCTGTGGCAGTGCCATCTGTGGATATCTTGCTTCTCTGTTTGAGATTGTCATAGATAGTGGATGTTTGTTTTTTGAATTGTTGATATTCGGGATCCTCCGCAAGGTCTCTTATCCTCAGAGTGTCCACATCAAATTCTAGATCCACCTTCTGCCCCACCCCACTGCTGCTCCTGGTCTTCATGAACTGCAGTTGATATCTTCCACGCTCTTTCATTGCCCTGCTGGTGAATATACCAAACACGTTGTCCGCAGTCTGCACCTTGCTCAATCCACCCGCTATGTGGCTATGATCAAACTCAATTTCTTCAACGGAGGCCCTGTTCAGCTGAGACGCCGTGACCATCAGCATCTTGGACTCCACTGCCAGGTTTCTTAATTCTTCTGAAACATATTTGTCTTTTATGAATAGATCCGCCGGTGATACTTTTTTGCTCTTTGGCATCATGAGATCCAGATAATCGATCAATATGCAATCTATCTTCTTCTTGTTTTTGAGCTCTAATTCTTTTATGTATGTCTTGATGTCCAACACTGTGCTGCCGGATGGCAGATACTTGATCTGCAAACCACCTGCTTTCTTGGCTATCATTTTGAGCTTCATCTCAACGTTGTCGATCTCTGGGAATATCTTTCTCGTGGGTATGTTTGTGATCATGGCATCCAATCTCATGGCCACCAACATCTCGCTCAATTCAAACGTGATGTAGCAGCAGTTCAATCCTGCGCTGGCCCAATTCACTGCCAGATTCTGTAGAAATAAAGATTTGCCCGCTCCGGAGCCACCCGCAAATATGTTCAGCTCTCCGCGATTGAATCCGCCAAACAATTTCTTGTCTATGTTGGCCCAGCCCGTGCTGACCTGTCCATTGGAATTTTTCAATCTCTCCAATCTACCTCTGGGATCGTCAAAGTAATCCGTTCCTATATCTCGGGTCAATCCAATGTTGACCGCTGCCTTGATCTTGTCCTCCACGGACGCATATTGTCCTTCTCCCTTTTCTAAAATGTCGGCGGATTCTAATATTGCACGCTCCAGCGCCTTGTGCCTGGAGAATGTTTCAAACTCATCCAACAACCATGTGAAGTGCGAAGGATCCAGATCCTTTGCCGCTTTTAATTTGACGTCATGTTTGGCGTTGACCTGCTCCACCTCGGGCAAGACCTTATATTGCTCCGCATAGTCCTTGATGAACTTGGCGACAGGAATTAATTTTCGGTCAAAGTTGTTGCTGTCAAAGATGTTCTGTGCCCGTGCGAACGACTCAGCATCGGCCAGCATCATTTCCAAATATAACTTTTGTACGTCAAATGTGTAATCAGCCATATATCTTCCTCCTCAGATCTATCTTGAGTGCAGTGGACTCTGTAGATTTAAGTATTGATTGCAGTGTGAACAATCTACCATATTTTAACACAGCTTCCGCCACATCCACAACCGATTCGTGCCACTGTGGAAATGCCACGCTCCATCCAAACTCCTTGGCCTGATCTATCAGCTTCATTCCTGGTTGATCCTTGTCCGGTACCACGATCACCTGCCTATTTAATCCTTGTATCAGTTCTCTCTGTGTGTCGTTGATCTCTGAACCCAGTATGGCCACTCCGCCCAACGTGATGGCATCAAACGGTCCTTCCATTACCAACACGAACTTCCTCTGCCAGTCCTGTGCGTCCATGTTGAACACATAGCCCGGCTGCGTCTCCGTGTAGTATTTTATCTCCTTGTTGCGGGTGTCAAATAATCTTCCCGTGTATCCTACCACATCTCCATGCCAATAAAAAGGCACGATCACCCTGCGATGGAAGTCCGCTGTCTGATCGGGCGAGTAGAAAAAATCATACCACTCCGGCTCTATGCCCCTCTTCTTTAAATAATTTAATAGCTGATCTATCTTCTCATATTGCGGATCTGTTAGATCCTTTGCCACATATTTCTCCAACCAATGTTCCAATTTGAAACTGTTCTTGGGCAGTTCCTTCTTCTGGAAAGTTATGAATTTTTTCTTCTCATACTTCACATCTGCTTCTTCATGGCGCATGGCCTCTATGGCCAGTCTCTTAATAGTGTCATCCGCTATGCCCAACCATCCCATCAGTGTTTTCATTTTGACAGTGAGCTTGCGACCGATCACATAACTCGCGGTGTAACCACAGTTGAAACAGTGATAGCTCAAGGTGCCATCAGCGGATGTCATCACACCACCACGTTTCCTCTTGTCCTGTGACTCTCCATTGTACACGCAGCAGGGAGCGTTGAAGCTCATCCAACCCGATGGCGTCTTTTTCCTGCCAGCCGGCAGCGATGTCAGAATTGTAGACTGAATCAGATTCATTCTTACAGTTTAACGTCTATAGAGGATTTTGTCAATTCGTCCGGTATTACCACTGTCATTGCTCCAACTGAATCGCACATTTTCGTAAACTCCAGTGAAGTTGTAATAGCTGACCGCGGTCGAGGACGAGAATGCGATCGGAGATGATTCTCCTGTGGCAGTGATGTTAAAATAGTCCGTGTCTGCGGGAGTTGAAACCATCGTGCCCTGTATTCTCAGCGATCCCGAAAAAGATTTTGTGTACACTGCGATGGTGTGCAAGGCCACGTTGTTGTTGATGCCTGGGTTGGCGTCTATGGCTCCGCTGGTATTGTCCAGGGGTCCTGTGGTGCTGGTGAAATTGTTTACCTCGGTGCTGTCCAGGAAGTCTGGATATGCGCCATCCAACACTTCTATGGTGCCCGCGGCATTGTAGAACGAATCAGCAAATGTCACTGTCCTGGTGTTGTCTGCTGCCACTTCTCTGATGGCATAGTTGTAGAATTTTGCATCTAATGTTAAAAGATCACCCTCTGTGACTGTGATGCTGGCTGTACCTTTTTTAGTAATAGTAGACCCATCGTCTAGTATGGTTAAATTCCTGGTGACAACTGATTGCTTAGTTTCAGAATCAATGAGGTTGAACTCAAATGTTTTGGCAGTTATGTCCTGTGCTTTCTGGTCCTCGTTCTTAAATGTGAAAGAGAGAGGATTAGATACACCTTTATACAGCTTTATTCGCCTATCGTACACAACAGGATTCCTTCCGTGATAACCAGTAATTCCAACAATTACCAGGTTGTTTAGTAAATACCTTGATACAGTTTGCATAGTTCATTGCTCACTGTATTTATTGAATACACTATGAATGAAATTTTTGAAACTTTAAAGACCAAGTTCCCTTTCTTGTCGCTTATACGCAAGGGCGATCTTGAATATGTTGGGATCGTGCAAAATCAAGACAACCAAGTCACTAGCTTCTATGACTACGGCAGGATCATGTTGCCCGCGGACAAAATGAAGTTTTTGAAACTGGGCGAAACTTGGTGGTGGGAATCAAACAGGAAAATACCCATCAACATCTTCCTCAAAAAAGATTTTACATATTTTAGACCTGTTATAGTTACTCTATCCAGCAAGGACATAAAGATAGTGCATGGCCCTGTGGTTAGATTGGACGACATATCCAAAAAGAGGATCAAGCGCAGGACAATACAATTGATGCGCAGGCCTGCTTAATTTTTTTTCCTTTTAATCAAGTTCATCTGCACCACGACTGCCTGTGCGTATGCCACGGCATGTGATTTTTTAAAAAAATAACTGTCGTCCTTTGGTCTTAACCAGACTTCTTTTAATATTTCTGTCCAATACTTGTACATGAGATTTCTTTTGGCCGGTCTTATAATTGCCAAAACCGCTGCCAATTGTTCAATGTTCTTTGGTTCCAGTTTAGATACTATGTCAAAATGTCCATTGATATGGAACAGTTGATCCACGACAGTTTTATCTTTCAGCAAGTTCCAATCTGGTTCTTCCAGCATCAACTCAACCAACTGTTGCTCGGTCTCGATGCCCTCGTAGAGATTCACATTTAATAAATCTATTTTAAAATATCCACGCTCTTCTGCTTTCTTATAATCAAGACTACAAGAATTATTAATAGGATCCACAGGCACTTCCTGAAAGTACACACCAGTTTTGTGTTTCTCCACATCATCGTCCTTGATGATGGCAGCAGGCATATGTTTGAATAACTTCAATGCTTGTTCTCTATTTGCAAAATCTATATCTACATCAGGCATTAGTTGTATTTCTTTCTATTAGTTTCCGATCTTATCAATGCACCTTTTTCTCGATCAATGAATTCCAATACATCCAACGTCAGTTTATAACCCTTGCTCTCCTGTGCAGGATTATTAACTTCTGGCAGGATCACTTCGCCAATAGATCCATTTTGCTTGATCACTATGATGCAGTCTCCATCGGCCACGTCTATGCCTTCTTCCATTTTAATTTTATTACTCAATCTTGGCCTCACGTGCTGTCTCCTGTACAAACAGAGCATCTGCCATGTTGGTCTTGAACCTATTGGACCAAAACTCCGGATTGATAAATCTTTGTACCATTTGCAGTTGCTCATCTGAAAATGATTTTAACATTTTTTTGCCAGCTGAACAACCAAGCACTAACCACGGAGATAATTTGCCAGTTTGTATGTGTTGCACCGATCGCGGAGTATTAACCAAACGAAAATAGTCCGCCCACTGAACGTTCTGTTCTTCCGCCCAGTCCATCATGGTCTGTATGGATCTTGTGAGAGCCGCTTCCACTGGTTCCGTCTTGAGAGTGTCTATAAGGTAAGCCTCGTAGAGATCATCCCTCGCCCAATGATCCAACTTGATTCTGGAACGTATCACATAGTCGATGTACTTTTCTGGATAGAGTGGATTCACGTTCATGATATAACGACCAAATTTAACAAATGCATTGTAGTATGCGCTCTTGCAGAAATCCTCGTAGGTTTTGGTCTTGGAATTGTTTTGATGCACTTGATAAAATTGTTGGAACACCATGAAAGCGCTCTGCACCCACTTCTCATTTTTTTGCAGATGCCTTCGCTTGGGCTCGCAAACATGTACCTGCAGAGTTCTTTCCTTGGTGAAACTCTTGCCACAGAACGTGCAGGTGTTAAGATTGCTTTCCATGGTCTTCCAGTAGTTGTTCCAACTCGCTGTCGGTTATGATCCTGTCCAACGTCTCAAGATCGGACATCTTGGTATTGGGGTATATGTCCATTAATTTTTGCAAAGACTTGTTGGGCGTTTTTTTCATGGGTTTGATATAAGGATGGAACTGTTGTTTCAATCCGCCGCACATGGAGGTTAGTTGCCAGCAAAGTTTTTTATGCTTGCCACTCAGCGTGAACAGATGCTTGTTGACGAACTCATTTATCATCTCCACATAGTGCTCCTGATAGAACCTTTCTCCCGATACTGCCGATGCATATCTCATGGTCATGTAAGGGCTGTATAGTGCCCTCTCCTGATCGTCCACTCGGTCATAATAATCCTTGTTGCGGAAGTCTATGGCCTTCATGCTGTTTCTTAATTCAAAAAATTTCTTTTCACTCATCTTCTCTCCATGTCAAAGCAAACACCGATGCATGCTTGGGATTTTTAAAAGTTATTTCTATGTTCTTGCCTTTTAACTGATAACCTTGTACGCTTAATTTCTTTTTTTTAGCATGTTTCATAATCCATTCAATGTAATGTCGATTCATTAACACAGGTATCTCTCGGTCGTGATCGTCGGGGACCAAGATAACAGGTGCTTCCATTCGAACCACATTGTTTTTTATTTTTACCATACCGCTCCATATTCCAGGAACTCCGACTGCCTTGATATGTCCTTTACGAAATATGCGCATGGAGGATTGTCATTGTCTGTGAGAGGCACCGCAAGTATCTGCCCTGACTTTATTTTTGGGAAATACCACTTCACTTCCTGGTATATGTCCACGATGTCCACCTCTGCGAACGTGGGCTTTGAGTCTGATATGGGATTGAACATAAATGCGTTGAAGCCCCGATCGTTCAAGCTGGTCAGTGGCAGCACATGCAATTCTCCCTGTTCGGGATCTCCTATGATCATTTTCCAATCAAGTGGCATCTTGATCTTGTACTTGCCAATCTGCAGCACCGCCGCTGGTGCGTTGAATGACTCAAGGAATATAAGCGGTATGAAGTAGTAGTCGGGATCGGCCGGATTTGAGTTGTCCAGCACAGCAAATCTCAGCTTGTCATCCACGTACTCGGGTATTTTTTCCAGTATGTAGGTCTTATTTTCTAACGTAAGGATTTTCATAATCTATCTTTTCTATATTATACGGGTAATTGGCCTCTTTGTAAAACTTTTTCCTCTGGCCCAGATGCCGCTTGGCGAACTTGCAGCTGGATGTGATATCCCAGATGTTGACGTGATCCTTGTCCTCCGCCTTCCTGATGCCCCGACCTATGCTCTGTATCACACGCACGAAGCTCTTGCCCGGCTCAATCAATACCAGGTTGAAGATCCTGGGTATGTTTATGCCCACGGATGCCACGCCATAGGTGGCTATGATCACCTTGTGTTGCGCTATAGAAACTTCGTCATAATGTTCCTTTCTCTCGATGTTCTTCGTGGAACCTGATATGAACACGCTGTCGGGTATCTTTTCCTCCAACAATTCTCCAGCGGATATTCGGTCCACTAGTATCATCGTGTTCCCTGTCGTCGCTATATCTGTGATGGTTTTTGCAATCCAAGACATGCGAGTCTCGTCCGTGGTCAGCCATTTCAATTCTTCCTGATAGTTTTTAAATTCTGGATGGTCCTGGGTCTGTAAAACATTAACGTTGCATTGTGCCAGCACGCCCTTGTCCTGTAATTCTTTAGCCGCTATCCTGTTGGTCACTTCACCTATGCTGCATTTCAATCCAAAGAACTCATAGTCGGCCTTGGGCACTGTGCCTGTGAGTCCCCAACGTATGCCGCACTTGGAGAATGGTCCTGTCAGCATTCTTTTCAACACGTCCGCTTTGGCCATGTGCACCTCGTCCACTATCACTGTGTTGATGTTGTCTATGGCCTCGAGGAAAGCAGTGGTCTCATCGTCCCTGCTTTTCTTTTCCAATACGTTCAATGACTGCCAGGTGGCGATGGTATTGTGTCTGCCTAGTTCTTTTCTATCACCGTAGTACACCCCCACATCTAAATTACATGCCAGGAAATCATCTTCGGTCTGTGTGACCAAACTCTTATTGGGCACGATAGTGAGAGTACGTCCATAATTCTCCACCAGTTTGCACAGAGCTGCTGTGATTATGGTCTTTCCTGCCCCCGTGGCTATCTCCTGTATGCACTGTGGATTTTCTAAAAATTTGTTTATGGTCTGCACCTGATAGTCTCTCAACACTATGGGCTGTCCAGCACAAGGATGATTTTTTGGCCACTTGATCGTGGATAGATAATCTTGATCTATCAGTTTGAACTCAAAGTTGTGCGGGGTCCTTTGATCTTCCAGTTCCACATACACTCCAGCATCTTCCAGGATGGGCAATATTTCTCCAACCAGGGCGAGGTAGGTGTTGCCACCCAGACCAAAGAAACTGACCTTGCCATCCCATCTTCCCAGCTTCACTGCCGGCAAGTGTCGGGCATAGGGTATCTCAAACTTGAATTTGTTGCTGAGATGCTTCCTATGATCTAGAGAAAGATTTTCAAATTTGACGTTGACTTCGTCTTTGATTACCAGTTTGCATGAGCTCATATGGATAGTATCTTGTCAGATGGTTTCTGACTCATATAATACAATCTTTTTGGCAAACTTTCAACCAGCCTGTCCAGTGTGTTGGTGCTCATGGCCCACATGGGAGTGTCCTGCAACATGAATGCTACCTTGGGTCGTATTCCAGACCGCAACAATGTCCTTGGTATTTTGTTTCTCACAAATATGATTTTGGTATGTGGAGAGATCTTTCTGTTGCTGACGCTTAATGCATGCAGTGTTTTCCATTGTTCATATATTCTCTCACGCTCTTCCATGGGAGTGTCCTCCCCATAGACAAAGTTGGGAGATGGATACTGCTCCACCTCGGGATTGGGATCTATAGACAATGGCGGGTTGAATTCAAAACCAAAGGCGATGCTGTCTTTGGTTATGCCGGCTGCCTCAAATTCCTGCAACCATTCATATGCTGATGTTATCTCATCTTTGATTGTTAGCTCGCCGCTGAATGGGCAGAGTGCGGGCAGGTCTCCCAATTCTACAATGGCCTGCAGCAAGGTCTTTTTGTCATGAACCTTCCTGTCCACGAACAGATCAGTTTGCATGGCGTAGGCGATCTTTTCCGCTAGGGTGGATGCGGGTGAAGAATTATTTCTCAAATGTGAAATAGAAAATTGTTTCAGTTGATCTCTTTGCTGCAGAGCTGACAGTGATTGACAATGCTCCTGCCAATATTCTGCAAGTGATGTTGGCGCATTGATCAACCTGATCGAATCTTTATACACATCCGCGATCAAGGGTAGGTAAGTTTTCTTGTGTTTGGCTATTTCCTCATAGTCTAGTAAAATTTTATTGTTGAGAATTTTAAAATCATATCTCACAGCTATCAATGATATGTAGTATGCCACAGTGTCTGTGTAGTTCATGGTCCACTTTTTTGTCTCTCCATCATACAGCATGGGCACCAGGTCCTGGGTCTTTTTCTTAAGGCATCTCACCAACTGTATTATTTTTTCATTATAAGGAAACCTCATCTCCAGAACTTCTCTGCCGTCTTCGGCGGAGAACACGTCGACACTTTTTTCAAAACTTATGGTCCTGAATGGTTGATCGTATCTGGGATTATTGATCAGCTCATCGGTGTTGTAGCCAAACTTGTCCAGCAAGGTCTGGTATCTCTTGAGGAACATCATGGCCAGTTTGCCCTGTTTCTCAGTCCATGCATAAGGGGCATCGGCTAGACTCTGTATGATTTTGAAATCTTTGTCATGTGCTCCGGACCTAGGGGGTTGGTTTGCAGGACCTGTATTATAGGTTAAAATACGCATGGCGTATTCTAATGATTCCAGGGTTCGGGGTTGGTTAATATCTGTCATTTTTTGGATAATTACAGTATAGCACACAAGACAAGAAAGTCAATTAAGTTGGCAATTTTATGAGAAGGAAAAAAGCACTAAAATTGAGGCGTAAAATAGTGGAAGAAACCCTTAATCACAAAGGGCCATATATTACCAGCAGGCGTGCCATAGACCTGTGGTTCCGTTATATCAACAAAGCAGTGTTCAACAATGAGCTGCCAAATTTTCACAAGATCACCATCAAGAAATGGTTGAAGAGGGCCATGGGGCAGGTGTGTGCGTATCCAGACAAGAATCCCAAAAGATTTGAGTTAGAGATGTTGAAGAAATATCACAACAAAAGAGATTTCATTGAAACACTGGCGCATGAAATGATACACCTCTATCAGTTTGCCCTGAAGAAGGACACCGGCAACCACAACAGCACTTTTTATAGTTTCAGGCCAAGGTTTAAATTTATCGGCCTAGGACTTTCTCAGTAAACTCTTTGTAAGTCATCAGGAATGTATTTTTTAGATCCGTGCCTGTCTGTAGATGATGCATGGGCACAGTTGGACTGTCATGCACGATCGTGAATTTGCAGTAGGGTCTTTGCTTGATCAGAATACGAAACTGCCTCAACCACCCGTCAAATACATTGGCGCTTTCTCTAGGTCCATAGAACTCGGTGCCTTGATAAATGTTGTTTAGATTACCTTTGCCATATTCCTGGAAATCAAAACCTATCAGATATACATCTCTGTGTCCATGCACGCAGGCAGTCCACATGGCCTGCTTCCCTGACACCCAGTAAGGATTTTTTGGTATGAGATGTAGTTTACCTGGATATCTATTGACTTCCAACGAGGGAGCATAACATATACATCTTTTATAAACTTCAGCATCAACTATACCCTTGGTTATCTTAGAATCAACCATAAAAAGATAATCTGGAGTAAAGTCTCGGTGCAGGGCATTGCAGCCATATGTTTGCCCAGATGATTTCAAAAGATTTAAATTAAATCCTTTCCTAGAGGGTCCATTGCCTATGATGTATGCGTTGCCCCTGGGCACTGCCTTGACCCGGTCTTCATAGAAACCATTTTGCTGTGTCTTCTTGCCGCCCTTTATAGTAATTTTTGTGATGATGGTCTCTCCCACATAGGGTTCCCATTCTATTGGTTGTATGTTTTCGTTTGAACTTATTATCTTCATTTTAAATATTTTTCCTCTAGCCTAGCTCTGATCCGGCTCCATGGCAATCCTTCTCTGATCTCCTGCACTGTCCATTCGGTATAAGCTAATTTATTTGCCCATTGTTCACGCTGAGGCATTAATGGCTGCTCTATGTACTGTAGAGAGTGATTGCCAACGTCATAGCACAAGCTAGACTCGCTGACAAACACGGGCACGCCATTGATCACTGACTCTATGGCGGGATTGGATGAATAATTTACCACGGCCCAGGCGGACACAAGTATCTTTTTGAAATCGGTGTCATCATATGTGTCTCTGTCTCTATGAGGATGGCCCACGGTGACATTTGTAAATTTTTTCTCATTGATCTGGAATGTGCTTCGAGGATGCGGCCTAACAAGTATGGGACGTTCTGTGTGCCTACGAATCTCTGTAATCTGTTGCTCTATCCATTCGGCCATGTCTGGTTTATTGATCCATTGGTGGCTGGCGTCGTGTTGTCCTAATATTATTATATGGTCTCCGGACTTCCTCCATGGCTTGAATTGTATGTTGAATTTGGGCCATCTCTGGTCATCAAAATTATCATTGGCGAAATCTGCGTCTCTGTTGATGCCGTTGATGCCTATCTTCCATGTGCTGTTCCTTTTAAGTCCACCAACCTCTATCACCACGACAGGTCGGTTCCTTTGCCTGAAACTGTCCCATATCTTTCTGTTGGATGCCATCCTGCCAGACCACAGCACTGACCAGATCACTGCGACGTCGCAGTCCTCGTCTCGATTGATGGATATTTTTTCTCCCCTTGACTGCAGATGCTGTATAAAGGCCTCGAACACAGGTCTGCTGTTGCTGCTGCCATTTTGAGGGAACACTGCTATTTTCATTTTAGGTTAGTTGGTGCTTTCTTCCAATAATCTATGTCCCACACATTTGCTGGAGCGTCTTTCATGGGAGGCCGCAGATCCGCCTTGGCACTGCTGCCTAATTTTTTCCTCTTGCCTTTCATGTGGTCCATGTACAGGCCAAGTTCGCTGTTGATGAACACATGGTGTCCCTTGACATTCTTTCCATAGCCAATGTCATTGACCTGTATTTGATATTTGTTTTGGAACTTCCTAGCGAGATGCCAAAATATGAAACTGTCATGCCATTCCAACAGCTGGAATACCTCGTCTGTGATGTATAATTTTTCCCATTCAGTTATAAATTCTCTGATGTTGGGGTGATGCAGATTATATCCAACGAAGCCACACTCGGGATACTTGCCTCCATCCTGTAAAGCATATCTCTCCCTGCCTAAGAAAGTCAGCATAGTTTCCGTTGGCAGCAGCGACTCAAGAAAATTTAGAGGCACTGGCCTAAAAGTGAACGTGTCCGCGTCCACCCACAGCACATAATCATAACCGGGAGAATTACGCACAGCGTTTATCACGCAGAAAACTTTGTTGCTGAATCTCACAGCGTCCCAGAGGAAAGAGCCCTTGTTCTTGTCCAGGCCTCCCTGCTGTTGCAGTCTTGCCGGTCGCCTGACCCCTCCATCAATTTGTTGCAGCTCTCCACACGCCACGGGGTCGTTTTTATGTTTATTTTTAAATTTTAAAAGTTCTGGTTCAGCAGCGTTGAGATCCACCCATGTGATCCTATCATTTTCGTAATTGGGTCTAGGCTCCTCCAGATAGACAACCAGGTCCACTTCAGCGGGCCATTGCTCAGCTATGCTCCTGATACCCTTTCCAGAATACAAATCCCATGTTCCCGGCTTGTAGGAAGTTATAACTTTAATTTTCATACATCTCGTACCTCTTGATCCAATCTTTCATCACCCAGCCCGGCACCAGTGCCTTGCCGGCCTTTTGGCTTACTGACACCTTGTCTAGTATTGATTTTTCTCCCATGCTGTACAAATAAAAATTATTTAATTCTTTGTTTGTGCCCTGGGCCAGCCACTGTCCAATTGGCACAGTCCACCCTGTCTTTTGTTTATTAATTATTGCGTCTGGCAGTAGTCCTTTGTAGGCTATCTTGGTCAATAGCTTGGTCTCGTGTTTATTTTTTCCTATTTTATAACTCGTTGGTATGTCTAGACAGTATTGCATAAACATTTTGGTGGTTAAAGGAAATCTACCTTCCATACCAAATGCCATGCCATACTTGTCGTTCCTGGAGAAAAATTCATTTGGTGCTTGTGCCACGCAATCCAGTGCCATATAAGATGCCACAGGATCTGCAGGATTCCATAGAGTATCGGGATATAATTTTATTAATTCTTCCCTCAATACATTTGCTGGCAGTGTTGGCACTCCCAACACCAAAGGCCTCTTTATTCTCTGCAGCCACTTGTCCACTACCGCGGCCCAAGAATCAAGTCGGTCATTGCGCATCTTCCAATACTTGGGATATCCTCCCAATATCTCATCTCCCATGTCGCCCGCCATGGTTATCACGATGCCCGACTCATGCAATCTGCGATTGGTATGATAGTACATGCTCATGCTGGGGTTGTAGACTGGTTGCTCCATGTAGTAGATGCTGTCATTCCATGAGGTGATCACGTCCCCCGGGGTGATTATTACTTCAGTGTGATTGAATTTTTCTCTTTGGGCCAATATTTTTGCACAGTTGGCATCACTGTTGTAATCCTCGTCTGTGACAACATTTGGTTCCATGCGGTTGGTGAATGTGTTTACGGATCCATGTATCTTCATCATCTCATAAGCCACCACGCTGCTGTCTAGTCCCCCGCTGAGGAACACGCCTACCTTGCGCCTGCCTATGCTCGACATCTGTACTGTGTCTCTGACCTTGCTTCTAAACTCCGTGGGATCAAAAGATTTATTGGCGTTTGGCTTTATATAGATCCTGGCAGATGTCTTTATCCTCTGGTCAGCGCAATCATACACCATCGTTTCTCCCGGCATAAGTTGTTTGATGTTGGTGAAGAACGTGTTCCTGGTGGCGTTGATGCCTGTCAGGCTCATGCAACTGATGGCCAGCTGATCAATCTTGCGTGAGTTTGGCACGCGATCCAACATGCCCTTGATCTCAGAACCAAATATTAACCCTTCGGCGGTCTGTGCATAGTATAATGGTTTGATGCCGGCATGGTCCCTGCTCAATATCAATTGTTTTGTCTGTGGATTGTAAAAGGCAAAAGCATGCATGCTGTCCATCTGTTCAACAAACTTCTCTCCATGTTGGTCTAATCCCCACGCCAACAGTTCCGTGTCGCAGGTTGTTTCAGGTTTGAAGTCTATGTATTTTTTTAACAAATCAAAATAATTAAAGATCTCTCCGTTGTAGATCAATATGTTGCCTCGCTCGCTACGCCATGGCTGCTGGGACGACCCAGGCTGATCTGTTATGCTGAGAAGATTGTGTCCAAGCGTGATGTTGTCATCATTCCAAATATCCTTGCCATCAGGTCCCCTGTGTTCACATATCTTGATGTACTTCTCCACAAACTCCCTATCTCTTTTTGTGATTCCATATATGCCGCACATATTATAATCCTAATTTTTGTTTGAATCTGCGGAACACCGTTCCATTTTTTATTTCCTCTGTGGTCCACATTTTATAACCAAGATCATATAACCACTGTGTTCTATCGGGCAGTTGTGGAGATTCAATCTTTGTCAGATTGGTATTGGAGACTGGCCAACATATAGCCAGATCCGATGTGCAGAAAGTGGGTATGCCTCTCACGCAACTGTCTGTGCTGGCTGTTGAATTATGGGTGACCACTGCATGGCAATTGGTGATTGCCTCTTGGAAGTTATATCTGTAATATTTCTTTTCATCCCCAGACCAAAATTTCTTATCCCCAATGATAAGTTGAACGTCTGACGGGAATTCTTTTTTCCTATCTTCCATCACGGCCAGGTGGTTAGGGTGTGGGCGAACTAAAAATTTTCTATCGGTGAGGGGTCGTAGTATTTTATAAACATTATTAAACCAATCAATCGGATCTAATTCATTCATGCTCCAGTTGTCCTTGGGTTGTAGGACAAATAATATCGGATCTTCTGTGTTGGACTTCCTCCAAGGATCATTCTTAATATTCCATAAACCTTTCATCATTTCCCAGCGATCCGGGGGAGAGTTGTCCGACAAGAAATTGCCATTGTTCATGGGAGAATAAAGAGATACTCGCCAATGATGTTGAGGATGATCCACTGTATTTCCAAAACTGCTTAATAGTCCACCATCAAATGTAATAATATAGATACCTTTTGCCTTCGCCCTCTCCACTAGGTCCAATCTCCGTCCCTTGGTGTGATGCCGCTGATTGGTGCCCCCATACCCAAACATGCAACCTATCGGAGCAGTGGGTTCCATTTCTCCGTTCATTGTAGGACCGTCCATTTTTTCATTTACAATAACAGGCTCATCTCCAGATGCTCTCACGCCCTCGGCCATGTGTTGCAGTAGATCCCAGCTGGCCCCTCTACGCCTGTCTTTGACAGTTCTTCTAAATATTTCAACTTTCATCTAATATCTTCCAAATGTAATTTTTCAATGCCTGCATATCTGTAAAGCACATCATTAGCTATTTTCATTTCTCTGCGATATCCCCAACTCTCTAATAATCTTGTGATATCTTGCTTGTGTCGGCCCACTCTGGCTTGTGCACCTTGCTTCTGTTCTATGATAATCCAAGGTTGATCCTTTTGAATAGTTCTCTTGCCACCTTGCAGTACCGGCATCTCCCACCCTTCTACATCTATTTTGATTAATCCTATTTTTGAAATGCATTGATCATCTAAACTTTCTACTGGTACTGTCATATTACCTGTGCTGCCAATATAAGTATTTTGACTGCGTTCAGACTCGTACATTATGGTCAGTTCTCCTTTCTTATCACCTAGTGCAATTTCTCTTAATTCGTAATTGCTTTGTTGTGAATTTTTCCGATAACATTCTGCCAACTCTGTTATAGGTTCAAAAGCATAAACTATATGGTATGATAGCATAAGTTTTCGACTCCATAATCCTATGTGAGCTCCTATGTCCACTGCTGCTCCTAAATACCCTGTTTGTTCATAGATGTAATTCAAGAAATTATCTCGCTGTTTCTGTTGATATTCTCCTTGGCTGATATCTACAGGCATAGTGATATCTGCCACAGGCATCCACCAACCTTGATCAAACTTTAATGCTGTCATCTTAATATTTCAACTTTCATCTAATATCTCCCATGCCCACCCGTTTTGCATTTCTTGTTTTGAAAATTGTCCATAAGCCAAGGAATGATACAACGGTTCTCGGTCCATGTATCTGGGTGTCTCGATTTTGGCGAAGTCTGTTTCTGCGATGGGGGCACACGAGTTCATGGCATCTGTGTACACAGGCACGCCTCTCGCTGTGGCTTCTATCGTTATGTTGCTGTTGAACGCCACGATGGCGTGTGTGTCATCCCAATCTATGGGCGTGGCAGTGTCTTCGGTGTCATTTGGTCCGGGCATCAGTCGACCTTGCTCATCTATCTTGCTGTCTGGATTATATCCTTTGTTTCTCACAACTATTTCCCTATCTGTGTTTGCCCGCAGAGTCTCTAGAGTTTTTGATAGCCAATGTTCCTGCTCAAACATGACCGACATGCTGTGCGTGGGAGGGCACACAACAATCTTGCTGCCACCCTTCTTCCATGCTTCTATCTTGAATGGGAAATATTTTTTAAATCTATCATCGGGCCTGGGCTCCATGAAATCTTTTGTGTGTTTGTTTTTGGTGATCCTCACCAGATATGGATCACCCCTGCTCTCTCCCCAATAGGGCCGATCCATGAAATAGAAATTTATATTATTTTTTAATGCCCAATTGTAGACCACGTTGGTACCTCTCAAAATTCCAAACAGCACAACCTTTTCGGCATCTCTTTGCTGTATGACCTGATCCCACGATAGTATGCGTGAGCCTGGTAATCCCTGCTGTGACCATGAGATGTATTTTTCTGTGGCAGGCCTATCTGTTTTGGTAAGATATATCATTTGTTATTAATTATTGACTTTTTAGAGGCCGTTGATTAATTCAAACAATGCCGGAGTCTGTATAGAGATATCATTGAAATCTTTTTTCCTTTTTACTCCCTTGGCCTTGTCACCCTTTATTTCTACTTTCTCGCCCAGTATGACCCTGTGGATCAAACCCAAATGATGGCTGATTACAGGATATACTTTCTTGTCCAGCATCTCCGTCTGGCTTATCTCAATCACTTTTGTGCCCGGTGCGCACCATAATAGGTTGGCCAATCCCGCTCCATGGGTTGACACCACGTGGCTCGCTTCCGAGAATAGTTCTATCTGTTGCTTTATTCCCATGCCCGTCAATGTCACGGTCTCCCAGCCTTGCAAAGCCATGAACACCTGTTCGGCATTGATCAATCTCCTCGCGGGCGCATCATCCCTGCTGATGAAGATCTTCCTGCGGGCGTTGCACACCACGCCAAATTTGTGACGCAACCATTTTATCATGTCGGGCACGGTGATCCCATCTTCATGATTGCTCATGGACGGGGCCAAGAGATGACCAAACTTCCATGTTGTGTTTTTTGGCATCACATAATATCTCAGTTCTGGAAAGAGTTCTCGCGCCACCCGATCAAAGTATTCGCTGGGGCCACTGAGCACATATATGAAGTCTGTGTATTTGTGGCTGAACTTTTTTTCTATCAGCCTAAACTTAGATATCACGTCGATCCAGATATGCCATGCATTGTTGGCGCTGTGTTTATCGATGGGCAACCAAACATACTTGTATGGCTCTGAAAATTGTTTGTGTGCAGGTGGCAGCGTGATTTCCATGTTATCGTTCCACTTGCTCCACAAGTCATGTGTCTTTTGTGGTTTGTATTTTGTGTTGTGCAGCAACGGCCAGAGATGCGAAGTGATCATATGATTTTCATTAGTGATGACAAGCGGCAGTGCATGCGCAAAGCAGTCGTGGAATTCGGCCACGAACGTGGGATTGGTGGTAAAAGTTTTCTTGGGAGCAGCAGGATGATAGTCCACGGTGTACTGATATGGAGTATCTATGATGTCAAACCTTTCCTGGAAGTACTGTATGGCCGATATGTTTTTTACTATCATTGTATTTTCTATAATTATACTATAAACTTATATAGATGTTAACCATATACGCACCTCTAGGAAATACCAAAAGCAAGTGTTGGGAAGTGTTCAATGGTGTCAAGCAAACTTGGCCCTCTGAAGTCATCATCAAGAACAATACAGAAAACAGTGCAGATGCACCCGCCATGTTCTGGGGTTTAGTAAACAACAACATCAATCTCGTACATCAATTAGAAAACCAAAAGTCGGAATATTGGTACACAGACACTCCATATTTTGGAAGATTTGATAATGACAATTTGAAAGAAGACAATCATTATTGGAGAATTTGCAAGAATCAAATACATGCCAGATACTGGAGAGATTGCCCATCGGATAGATTTGACAAATTTAATTTAAAAATTAAAACCAGAGATAAGAATCAAGGCGAACATATTCTTATTTGTCCCAGCAGCACGGGCATACACACATATCTCAAAAAAACTAATTGGCTAAATGACACAGTCAACGAAATAAAAAAATATACAGATCGGCCCATCAAGATAAGAGAAAAACCCAGAAAGTTTGGCACATCTGGTCCTGCCGTGGCCGACGTACCGTTGGAGCAAGATTTACAGAATGCATGGGCATGCGTGACCAGTTGCAGCATTAGTGCCGTGGAGGCAACATTACAAGGAGTGCCTGTGTTCAGTGATCCAAAAAGTTTTGCTTGGAGCATATCATCTGCTAGACTATCCGAAATAGAAGATCCATTATACGTAGATCCCACAATGTGGTTATATTCATTGGCATATCAGCAGTTTACTCCGCGAGAATATGCAGATGGCACTGCAATTAGCGTGTTGAAAGAAATTAGGATGTTATGAATATAGAAATAGTAAATGGGTTTTGGGTGCCCAGCAACGACATACACATACAGCAATGGCGTAAAGGGGAACCCTTCACTCAAAACAAGTGCCTGAAAGAATTTCTCAAATGGTGCCATTCTAGCAATCAAAAATTCAATACAGTATTGGACATAGGAGCATGGTGCGGTACATGGAGCGCAGAGATGGTGCCCTATTGCAAAAAAATTTATGCCATCGAACCAGATAGGACTCACTTTGCATGTCTTTTGAAAAACATGATTAAGTTTGACAACATAGAACTAATAGATTATGCCATGGGCGATACGGAAACCAAGGTGTCATTGACCGATGATGATTTTACGCAAGCCAGAAGAATTATTTCATCTGGAAATATATTGATGAAGACCGTTGATTCTTTCAAATTTGAGGACGTTGACCTGATCAAGATAGATGTTGAGGGATTTGAAATGAATGTGCTTCGCGGAGCAAAAGACACGCTTAAGAATTGTAAATTTTTAATGATTGAGTTGAACAACAATTCAAAAAAATATGACTCCAGCAATGTTGAAATAGAAAAATATCTTGGACAGCATGGCTTTACCACACTTATAGACAAATGGCCGGACAAGGTCTTTTCAAGGAATAATTAGTATATCATGAAAATTTTTATCACAGGCGTTGCTGGATTTTTAGGTTCGCACCTGGCAGACCTAATGATATCCAATGGCCATACTGTGGCCGGCAATGACAACATGATAGGCGGATACAGTGACAATATACCGGAAGGTGTGGAATTCCATCAGATAGATTGCAAGGACCTTGACAAGATCACAGAAGCCATGCGCGGCAGCGACATAGTGTATCACTGCGCCGCCACAGCATACGAAGGGCTGAGCGTTTTCAGCCCATTGCTAGTGACACAAAACATATTTGAAGCGTCGGTGTCCACAGTCACGGCAGCGATTAAAAACAAAGTTAAAAGATTTGTCTACTGCAGTTCCATGGCAAGATATGGAACCAACCAGGTTCCTTTCCGAGAGGAATATCAGCCAAATCCACAAGATCCATATGGCATCGCCAAGGAGGCCGGCGAGCGAGTGATCAAGAACCTGTGTGACACGCATGGGGTAGAATGGAACATTGCGGTGCCACACAACATAGTTGGTCCTAGGCAGAAGTACGATGACCCATTCCGCAACGTCATGAGCATCATGTTGAACAGGATGCTGCAGGGCAAGGCTCCTGTTATCTATGGAGATGGTGAACAGAAGAGGTGTTTCAGTTACATTGACGATTGCCTGTATTGCCTAAATGAGCTGGCGTTCAACGAGAATGTCAAGGGAGAAATAATCAATATCGGTCCCGACGAGGAATTTGTCACAATAAATCAATTGGCAGAGCTGTGTGCCAACGAGACAGGGTGCAATCTTGATCCCATACACTATGAAGACCGTCCCAAGGAAGTCAAGTTGGCCACTTGCTCCGCGGACAAGGCCCGCAGGTTATTGAACTACAGCACCACTACCAACTTGAAAACTGCCGTGACCAAGACAGCGGATTACATACGACAGAGGGGAACGCGGAAGTTTAAATATCATCTCCCATTGGAAATAATCAGCGACAAAACGCCCAAGACGTGGAAAGACAGATTGATATGATCCTGTCTGAACTAAACAAAATTACACTGAGCGATAAAGGCACACACCACAGCTATATTGACATGTACTATGAACAAACCATGTCCAATTATAGAGGTCAAGACATCACGTTGTTGGAGATTGGAGTGAACGCAGGTAGGTCATTGGAACTATGGGCAAAATATTTCAACGACCACAGCACCATAATAGGTGTGGATAAGAAAATAACAGTGCCCTACCACCCAACCAGAAACAACATGCGCTACGTGATCGGAGATGCGACCAAGGAAGAGACAGTGAAAAATTTTGACAGCATTGACATCATCATCGATGACGGCTCGCACAGATTGAACGATCAACTCAAGTCTTTTAATCTACTGCACACAAAGTTGAAGGCCGGTGGGGTCTACATCATTGAAGACATACGTGATATTGATAACTCTGCACAAACGTTCAAGGATTTAGAAAGCAGTCATGGCGTGCATGTGAAGATTTTTGATTTCAGGCACATAAAGAATATCAAAGACGATGTGATCGTGGAGATAAAGAAATGATCTCTATCTGTTGTCCTTCCAGGGGACGTCCGGGTCTCGCCGCAAGAATGATTGACTCTATTAACAGGACGGTAAGCAAGCCAAGCAATGTTGAGATCATGCTGTATCTAAATGATGATGACGAAAAATTAAAAGAATACAAACAACATATAGATAAAAAATATTATGAGATCGGGCCCAACCAAAGCACATGCCTCACGTGGAATCAATTGGCCCAAAAGGCCAAACATGACATATTGTTTCTAGCCGGAGATGACATACAATTCATGACCAAGGACTGGGATAAAAATATAATCCGCGCCTTTGACCAGCACGCAGATAAGATATGCATGGTGGTTCCTTTTGATGGAAATGGCAAGGGCAAGGGCAAAGATTTATTGCCTAACAACGAACCTTACACTCTTACCGAGGGTGATGTGGCCGGCAGTCCCCATTTCGCATTGCATCGGAATTGGATCAAGGCACTAGGATATTTTGTACCACCCTTCTTTTGGCACTGGTATGTGGACACCTACACGCAGACCGTGGCGAGGAAGTTAGGGCGTTGTGTGCTACTGACAAAAACGCTGGTGCAAGCCAAAAAGATATTTGACGACACAGCCACATTGGTGAGGCAAAATTTGAACATCAACGTTAGAGATGATTATGTCTGGAGCATGGTCAAGGACAGACATGTTGATGCTGATGTGGAAAAATTAAAAATTTTTATAGCAAATTATAAAAAAAATTAAGACAACCACTTGTTAAATTTTCCTGTAATTGCATTATCGAAATACATCTCGCAAAAGAGTCGCTCTGGCAATTGATGTTTCCTTTCAAGCACCTTAAATTGTGTTTTGGTTTGTATTATAAAAACAGTGTTGTCCAGATACGATAATAATTTCTTGTTGACCCCATCCGTGAGCTCTATTTCGCCTCCCTTGCTTTTGTCGGTGCGTTGTTGGAAAAACCAATAGCCGATATATGTATTGCCTTCTTTTGGCGTGAGCATTTTCGTGAAGTCATTGTGGAAATAAATCTGCACGCCCATCTCTTTGCAGAACTTCTGCCAGTGGGCATGTTGTATGTTGCCCCATTGTTCGTAGAGCCTATCATATACCTCTCTGGGCACCAGCGTTTTGGTGTACATGTGGGGCACAGGAGATCTATTGCGTTCAGCTTTAGATATTGTCCAACGGTCTTCGCTCATGAACTAAAGAGATTTATCAATTCTTTCTTCCAGATGTCACTGTATTCGCAGTTCCTGTAATTTTCAAACCATGGACCGCCCTCGGTATAATGCAAAATTTTTGGTGATCCATCTTTTGGTTCCTTGTACCAGCCCACTAACCAATTATATTCATGAGGAAGAGAACCAATTTCGGAATCCTCTAACCAACTAAACCTGTGCAGGAATTTTCCCGTTTCCTTGTTTAGCAATTCTGGTGTAAGTATTTTATTCTTAGGATGTGCGCAGTTCCATAAAACCATGCTGCTCCAATTCTTTCTTGGATATAATAATTGCATTTGGCCATCCATCTTGACCCCTTCCTCGGGCGTGTAGTCATGTTGCACGCACACCACTGCCTTGCTGTCATCACAGTATTGTTTCAATTCATCTGCGTCTATCTGCCAAACGAAATCACAGTCACAGAACACAGCCCATCCCTGATAATTTTGTAGATAGGGTATGAAGAATCTCGTGAATGTGAATTCCGTGCTGGCCAGCTTGTCTATTTCTCTGGTGTACAGCCCTGCTTCTCTCATGCTTTTCATTTTTAACGGGACCACTTCTGTATTTTGATTCCTGCGTTTTATAGAGTGTTCGCAAACCTGATATGTGATATCTTCTCTGGGATCGTAGCCCACATACACTTTCATAATTTTCCTTCCTCCCTCATCTTTTTCCTAATGTCTGTGGCTGAAATTTTTTGTATATTGTCTGGCAAAACTATTTCTTCTATCTTGTAACCAACTCCTCTGCCGTAGCAAATATTAGTTATGTTTGGAACCAATGTGATCTTGATTCTATTCCTAAATGCCAGTAATGCCTGTTCTATGTTCTTTTTAACTGTATCAAAATCAAACGGATTGTCTCCAACCCCTTGCACATCTCGCACTTGTATGTTTACCTGTCCGGTTTTTTTTACAATTTCTTCAAACAGAGCCTGATGTCCTTCGTGCCATGGTTGCCACCTGCCCAGCATCTGAACCGTTGGTCTACGATTATCCCAAACATATTCTTGTATCTCATCTGCTATCCTCAAAGACCACAGCTCAGCATTCTGCGTGGGCACCCTGAAGTCATATTCCTCAGGCGGAACGAACATCTTGTTGGTGTCCTCGAAGCGTCCTTCCTTTATGGTATCCACCCAAACTGTATAGTCAGCAGCAAAGTCTTGTCTAGTCTTGTTAGTTGGACAAACAAAGTCCGCTATCACGTGTTTGCCTCGGTCTAATCCTTCTTGTGCTAGGCGTTTCATGCGTTCCGCTTGCCTTGTCCTGCCCTCTGGTGAAAAATCCCAATCATTGGCTGATTCTCGTACTCTATCAGCGTTCAGCCATTCTGCTCCCAATATTGTGGCCAGTTTGTCGGCCAGATAGCTCTTGCCAGAACCGGGCAGCCCCATCACTAATATTTTTTTATTTTTGCTCATTGACAATCTTGTGTATTTGTTGCCAATTATTTACTCTTATGATTTTTTCATGCTGTAAACCCTGGTTGTAGTCATGATCATACAACAATGGCCTCAGCCCATATTCCAGGCCTTTCTTGGCGTTGGTCCACTTGTCTTCCACCCACCATAAACCCGTTCCATGGAATTCCGCCAGTGCTGAATCTTTGTGGTCGCCAGTTTCCAATATGAAATAATTTGTGAAAACAGTGTCCCCAAACAGCTCTGCCATTCTTTTCTTGCGCAGCTCCTGTGCTGGTATGTCTGATGTCTGTGATGTTATGGGTATGAATGTCCATCCCTCAGCGTGTAACAACTTTACCCAGGTCTGGGCATCGGGCATTGGTTGCTGCGTGCCCATCCACGCACTGCGATTGAATTCTCTAATCAGTTCGCTGGACATGTCCTTGTGGATGCCATATCTCAGGCTCATGTCATATTCATGCTCGGTGTTGGGTAATTTTGGAAATCCCTTTGACAACATCCATTTGCTGAAATGGTCCTCCCATTCCAACAGAACTCCGTCAACGTCTGTGAGTATTATCCTATCTGATTGTGGCATCTTCCATACCAGCCACTCGTAGTTTAACTATGTTAGTCAGCTGCCATTGTTTTTGGTCAAGCCCCTTGGTTATGCCCAACCATTTGTTCCTCAACAATGCAAACTCATTTATTATTTTTTCCATGTCCACCACATCTGACTCTCCGTCCACATACTTGTCGGCATCTCTAGATGTCAATGCTCTGTTGTAATTTTCTAGGAATTTTTTAAATGTCTTGGATCGCAATCTTCTATTTTCTATATTGAGATATTCTAATATAGCTTCTATCTCTTGTAATTGATTGAATCTTTGTTCCACTACTCCTGGTAGTGATGCTGCGGATTTTTCCAAATTGCCAAATATGTATATTTCTTTCCTTGCCGCTTCAAACTCCAGATCAAAATGTTTTATGCAGTCAGGTATCAGGCCGATGTCTTGGCTAACCTTTGTGTACCAGCTCATTGGTCTTCATCTTCCTCTTCATTTTCCTCTTCGAACACGCTCTCTATCGCCTCTTCTAACTTTTCATCATACTCGCCCGCGGACTTGATAATTTTTGTCGGCACGCCTATGTCTACCAGCGTCTTGATGAAGTCTACTGCACAGTCCACTTTCTGTCTATCTGGCACATAGTGATTTATGGAGTTCCATATCTGCTCTATTTCCTCGTGTGTGAATTCTTGCATTATTTTTTTTCCTGCCAGAGAGTTTCAAACACTCTCTTTTTCTTTTTGCCATCCCAATAACCGTGATAGCCTGTGATTTCTTTATTTTTTTTCTTTCTTAATTTGTACTTCATCTTCTTGTTTTATCTCTGTCTTTTTTATGTTTAGATAATCGTTCATTATCATTGTTAATTTATCCCCGTCCCAATCTTTCCTATATTCCAGATGCTCTTTGCCCTTGCTGTCTATGTATTTTAATCTGTTGCCTGATTGAACTATCACTCCTTGTTTTTCAAACAAGTCAACCAATCCAGAGTAAGGATCCATGCCGGTGTCATATGGAATCTTGACTTGTACGCTTTCAAAAGGTTTGGCATATCTAGTCTTCATGACTTTGCATGCTGCTCTGATGCCTCTCACTTCAGTAATTTTATTGCCTGCTTCGTCCTCTTTTAATTTTAATTTTTTCATAGCGATCACGATAGATGATGCATAGATAAATCCCTGTCCTCCAGAAATTTTATCATCTGGGTCAAACATGTCCTGCGAAGCATAGGTGTGATTGGTGCATACCATGCCCACGTTCCACGAACCAAACATGTTCACACAATTTCTAACCAGTGATGTTAGAGCCTTGGGCTTCCTACCCAAATCACCTTTCATCTCTCCTGCTTCAAACTGATTGACATCTGTTGGAGTCAATAACATGCCCAACGAATCTATTACAAACAAAATTTTAGGAGCAGTTTCTTTATTATCTGTGTTTTCTTCTCTGTAACCTTTCATGAATTCTGATATGGTCTTGGCCACATCATCCACCATGGAAAGACTTAATTTTAATAATTTCTTCTCATCTGTGTCCACGCCCAATGCCTTGAGCCATGCCTCGTCCAGCGCATTCTCTGTGTCGATCAGTATGACATAGATGCCCTGTGCCTGTGCATTCTTGATTATGTTGCCTGATGCTATGTAAGATTTACCCGCACCCGATTCTCCTGCCAGCACTGATACCTTGCCCAGCGGAATGCCCTTGTTGAAGTCTCCAGATATCAAATAGTTTAATGCGTAGTTGCCTGTGGAGATCCAATCTGTTGGATCATTGAATCCCAGACCCAGGCCTTGTATTGATTTTGTGATGCTCTTCCTAAATTTTGTTGCGTCAAATACTTTTGTCATTTTTTTAATTCCTATGTTCTTATATTAACACTAATTGGCTCCAGTGTCAATTCTGGAGCCAAAAGGGAAAAATTAGTGTTATTATTTGCTTTGTCTTGATCTTATCAGTTTCAAGATGTCTTCCGCTCTCTTGGCACTGTCAGTGCTGGGTTGGGGAGACGCCGCGGCTGGAGCCACTTTTACTGGCTCTACCTTGGTAAAGATCTCCTCGCCAGTGACTGCCGCCACTGATGCGGAACCGTTGGCCGATCCATTTGACTGGATTGACACTCCGGCTGGTCTGAAGTACTGACCATATTTTTCCAGATCATAAGCCTCACCTTCAACAGATTTCTCAAATAATTCTTTGATTATCTTGATCTCTGCTTCGGTTGGCTTTTTGGGTCTGAAATCATTCATGTTGAACAGGCCAAACTTGTCGATCGCTGCTCTCTCAGCTTCGTCCAGAGCTCTTTCTCTTCTGCTCCATTTTGAAGTTGAGTAGTCAGCATATCCGCCTTTGGATGTCTTGGTTATCCTGAAATCCACGCCTCTCACGTAATCAGTTGGCAGCTCTTCCATCTCTGGATCCAGCAATGCTGATCTGATTATGTTGAAGATCTGTGGACCAATTATGAATCTCCTGATTGGATTTTCAGATACTTTGTCATCTGCCAAGGGATTTTGCAGCACGAAACCTTGGAATATGTAACTCTTCTTCTTCCAATATTTCCTGCCCATGTCTTCCATTGACTTGTCCTTGAACCAGGGTCTAACCTCTGTTAGAACTGGACAAGTTTCACCATACATCTCCATGCATGGGACCTGCACCTGCACTGGTCTTGAATCCGCCTGCCCCTTGATTCCAGCGAAAGGCAACTTGATCATTGCTCTCTCCGTCCAGAAGAAGGTGTTGCTTGGATCCTTGTCAGGCAAGAAACGCACTACTGCTTCTTGGTTTTCCTGTATGTTCCAGTGTGGGTAGATGGCGTTGTCGCCGCCTGTGGATGAAGTGGAGCGATTCACTTCTTGAGATTTTAATCTCGCTCTTATTTCTGCTAGTGTTGCCATAATGTAAGCCTCCTATTGTGCCTATGTTTGTTTTATGTTTGCCTAATGTATATCAGACATAAAGAATAATATACACACTTATTTATCTGTTGTCTATGATGAAATTTGGTATTATATACCGGATAATCTTTTGATGGCCGCTAATTCGTCTTCTTTTACCGTGGTATCTTCGCTGTATTTTTGATTGATTTCCATGGCTGCCTCTTCTGCTGCTTCCCTGTCTTTCTTGACCTCTGCCACTGATGTGTTTAGGAAGTTGGCTAATTCGAGATCACTCATTTGTCTGATGGTTGGTCCCCCGCCCACGCTCTCTGCGGAAAAATCAAAATCTTCCAGTTGCATGCCTGCCAGTTCTATGGCGTCCTTCAATGTGTATTCCTTGTCGGCCACTTTGAACTTGTCGCCGGGCTTCATGCCAGCTGCCTTGGCCTTCTGCACTGCCTGTGCGAACTCGTTGCCCTCGGTCTTGGCGCCTTGCTTGGCTTTTTCGTCATTATACTGTTTTGAAATAATTGCGTATTCTTGTGGTTTCAAATCAACCACCTCTTTATTATGTGTTTTTTTTAACCAATCACGAAATTTGTACTCATCATCTATGCTGCCTTCTTTTTGCACCATCTCCATCAGTCCCAGTTGCTCTAGCCTGTCGTAGATCCACTCTTCCGGATCACCATCATTGCCCTTGACTGTGCCATAAGGCATCTCGCCGTTGCTCATGTAATAGCTTAATAGTTCACGATATAGTTTGCCAAAAGTCATTAAATTTTCTCCGGCCAACACTTCCTTGTATGATTCCGCATTCTGGTCCAGTATCTTTTGCACTTCTTCCTTCTCTCCATGCAGTATGCCTGCCATGTGCATGTCCGAGCTGTCCACTGGTTCTTCCTGCACCGCTGGTACTTCCTGTATCGAATCCATTGCTGTCTGGGTCATTGCGGTGTCAAAATGATCAGCTGACTTGTTCTGGCCTTTCATGAAATCTTTCTCGTTCGCTGTCACTGCAGTGGTCAGTGCGCTGTGCTCTTCTGGGCTGTAATAATTCTTAGCAGCTGGCATCGCAAGCATCTTCAGCACATAGTCTCTCACTGTTTGTCTTGCGCAGGCGTCAGGTCCTTCCTTGTCCGCCAGATCCCCCAATTGGTCAAATAATTCATCGTCTTCGAAACCCAATGCCTGTAGTGTTGACACCGCGTTTACCGCTTCCGTGCCCACTGGAAAATGTTTGCTCATTAAATCTTTCAATTTGTTGAAGTTCTTCCCCGCATGGTCCTCATCGGGCAGCGAGCTTATCCCCTCGTTGACCTTGGCTTCAACCCTGTTGGCCCAGTTCTCAAATGGTTGTGCTAGATCCTCCTTGGCCTTACCTTGTCTGTCTTTCTTGGGCATGAACTTGCTGGGGTCCTGTCTCACCTCGTCGGCGTATGCTGGATCCTGTTGCATCTTCTTGTAGTCGTCGATGTATCTCTTGGCCAGCTGTATTGCTATCTTTTTATTTTTTGTGTAATTCTCGTCAGGCTTGAAGAACGGTGCACCTTCGTTGCCCATGTCGTCGGCCACTTGGCTGGCGAAGTTTGCTATCCTGTCCTCCTCGTCATTTCTCGTTAGCATCCTTGATGCTATGTCTGACAGTATTGAGCTCAACATGGTGTTCTTGTTGGTGAATTTTGTAACCTTTAACATCTTGTCCGCGGCTGGATCTGCCCTCAGCACTAATTTTTTTTCTGGATTGGCCAGGAATGATTGCACCATGGCTGAATGATCCACTGGTGGTGTTGAGATGTCCCCATCTCTGTCATCGTATTCTTTCATTATGGAGTGTATCAACGGCAGGGCGGATTCCACCTTGTCATCAAGATGTTTCAGCGTGAATTTTTCTCTGAGGCTGTTTCTGGTCTCGTCATCCAGTTCCGCTATGGTGGTGGGTTGGAAACTTTCTTTGGCCTTCATGTAGTGACCTTGCTTGCTGATGTTCTTGATGTAGTTCCTCATGTTCTCTAATTTCAGTCGGCTCTTCTCTATGATGTCTCCCACTGAATTGTTCAATTGATCTTTATTGGTGGCATATCTGGCGAAGCTGTTCAGCTGCGCTATCTGCTCACTCATCTTTATGATGTGCTTGCCAAAATCATCATGAGGCACGCCGCCGTTGGCCACGTGTCGGGCCATCGCTCTGGCTCCTGATAGATGTTTCATTGGATATTTGAATCTTTCGCCCTGCTCATTTTCTATGTAGAGGCTGTTGATCTGCCTGCTTCTGGATCCCGGTACGTTCTCGTCCACTGCCTGAGAATGCCTAACTATCAATCTAGTCTTGTCCAGGCTTTCGTATGAGGATTTGGCCGTGCCTGTCAATCCTTCTGCCACTGCGATGCCTGCTAATTTTGTTAATCTTGTAAGTTCTTCTGACATATTATCGCCAGTATTTACCGTTTTGTTGACATCTGCGAGATTCTTGAAATCCTGCTGCGTAAGGCTTGTTTTG